CCTAAAAAATTCCCCGGAGGAAAAATTTGAAAAAGCATTTATATTTTCAGATAGTGTTTAAAAGAGCTTATAAGACCACTCCTAAGAGTATTCTTTGATTTCTTTGCCTACTATTGTTCTCTCCTTTCAAGTGGTATAATAGTCGGTCTTATAAGTTCCTTTAAACACTATCAAAAGTTAGTGCTTTAGCGGTATAAACACATATGAAACAAAAGGAGAGGAGGCAGTATTCGTGCCAAAAGTAAGGAGTATATCTCCTCAAGGTTCTAACAAGAAACCTAGAAGACCCGCTTTAACGCCCGATGCGAGAGAGAATCAGCTGATTTCTTACGCAATAGATCTAGTCGAGCAGCGATTGCTTGATGGAACTGCCTCGTCTCAAGAGACAACTCATTTTTTGAAGCTGGCATCAAGTAAAGCTCGCCTCGAAAAAGAACTTCTTGAGAAGGAGATAGAGCTTAAAGCGGCTAAGACTAAACAAATTGAGTCTGAAGAAAAACAAGAAGAAATGTTTGCGCGTGCTATTGAGGCAATGCGTAGATATAAAGGAGAAGGTAGCGCTGATAACTATGACGAATACGAGGAATAAAATTCTAACTTATTCAGAACTAATAACGTTACCTACATTCGAGGAAAGGTTTCGATACTTACAATTAAATGGTATTGTCGGCGAAGACACATTCGGATTTGACAGATGGATTAATCAAAACTTCTATCAGTCTACCGAATGGCGTTCGCTTAGAAACCGTATAATCGTTCGTGACTGCGGATGTGACTTAGGAATAGAAGGTAGAGAGATTCACAAAGGTATAATAATACACCACATGAATCCTATCACAAAACCTGATATTTTAGAGAAAAACATGTTCGTCATGAACCCTGAATATTTGATCTGTGTTTCACATAACACCCATCAAGCTATTCACTACGGCGACGAAAGTTTGTTACTAACGATACCGCGAGAGAGAAGTAGAAACGATACTTGTCCTTGGAAACAATAAAATACATAGGAGGTAATGAGATGGAAAATATGACTAATTACAGTAAGATGTCAACTACTCCCGAAGCTGTTGTTGAAACTGTTGCTCCTGAAACATCAGAACCCACAGTAACTGACACAGTAGAAGAAGTAAAGACCGGTACCGTCGTTGGATGCTCAAGACTTAACATTCGTAAAGCTCCGAATGCGAATGCTAAAATTCTCGCCACAATTAATAAAGGCGAGACTGTGACTATTCTCGACGAAGTTGCTGATTTCTACAAAATCGGTAAAAAAGAGTACTGTATGAAGAAGTACATTTCGATTAACCAGTAAAGGGGAATCGTTATGGAAAGCATACTGATATCTATCAAACAGTTAATCGGAATTACCGATGAATATGTTGCTTATGACCCCGAAATCATAATGCACATTAACTCCGTATTTAAGATTCTTAAACGACTTGGCGTCGGACCGGCTGAGGGATTTCGTATCAAAGACGATTCCGAAGTATGGGACGATTTCGTGGCACCGGATCAGAATCTTGAAGACGTAAAAACCTACATAGGGATGAAAGTAAAATTACTTTTCGATCCTCCTGACAGTGCAGCTCATTTGACTGCTCTAAAAGAATCAATTGCAGAGTTCGAATGGCAGCTTAATGTCGAGTGTGACTCTGACGAGCAGTAAGGTAGGTGAAAATCAAAATGGATTACATTATTCAAGACGGTGAACTCTATCATCATGGTGTTCTTGGTCAGAAATGGGGCGTTAGACGATTCCAGAACAAAGATGGTTCTCTGACACAGGCCGGTAAGAAGAGAGTAAGCCGTAAACAAAAGAAAGCTTTGGAAAAAGCTAGAAAAGCAAAGCAGGCAAAAGCGGAAGCAGCTAAGAAAGCCAAACAGGAGCAAGCTGAATTCGAAGCTAATAAAAAGAAAGCGCTAGAATCTGGTAGCGCAGCCGAGGTTAGCAAGTATAGAGGTAAATTGACAAATCAAGAGCTTCAGCAGGTAGTTAGTCGCCTGAACATGGAACAACGAATTTCAGAACTAGCAGATAAGAAAGAACCAACTAAAGTTGAGAAATTGACTAAGAAACTAAACAATGCTAACGATTTGGTTGATAAAGGTATTACCGGTTGGGACAATATCGCTAAAATTCTTAATGCTACTATGAAAACGAATTTGCCGATTATAAAGCCTGATAAGAAAGATAAAGGTAAGGATAATAAGGGTAATGACGTCAAGAAGGTAGCTGGAAAAGTCAAAGATGCGATCGACAAAGCCGTTGATAAACAACAGAAAAAAGACAATGCTAACGATCAAGAAGCGAAAATCGCCGAAAATCGTAAAAAAGCGCAAGAGGCTTATGCTAACATTGAGGAGTACAATCGTTATGAAAAACTTCAAGCGGAAGCTAACGCTCGTTTCAAAGCAGAACGTGAAGCTAGAGCTGCTAATAAGGCAACTTCTTCCGAGCGTTATGTATCCGGGCTGTTAGAATCCGGCAATAAAGGCTCTACCACTATAGCAGGTTTGTTGTCTGCTCCAAATCAACATTATCTTGATTCCGGAAGTAACTACATAGCAGGCTTGTTGCCGGCGCCGAGGGATGATGATTAATGGCACTTTCTAATACCGCAACACCTAAGTATTACGGAATGTTCCGCGACGCAGTAATGCGTGGCGAAATACCTGTATGTGAAACTATTTCTCTAGAAATGAACCGAATAGACGCATTAATAGAAGACCCTAAATACTGGTATGACGACCAAGCTGTTCAGGGTTTTATAGATTATTGTGAAAATGAGCTCACCTTAACTGACGGTGATGATCTGTATCTTCTCGATTCGTTTAAGTTATGGGCGGAGCAAATATTCGGATGGTATTACTTCACAAATCGAAGTATATACGTACCAAACGAGAATGGTCACGGCGGACATTACGTAAATAAGACTATTAAAAAACGCCTGATAAAGAAACAGTATTTAATTGTAGCCAGAGGTGCTGCTAAGTCCATGTATGCATCTTGTCTACAAAACTATTTTCTGAATGTTGACACTTCTACAACATATCAGGTTACAACTGCTCCTACAATGAAGCAGGCTGAAGAAGTAATGTCACCGATTCGCACAGCGATTACACGATCAAGAGGTCCTTTGTATAAGTTTCTTACAGAAGGTTCTCTTCAAAACACGACCGGATCCAAAGCTAATAGAGTTCGATTGGCGTCCACTAAGAAAGGTATTGAAAACTTCCTTACTGGTTCGCGACTTGAGATTCGTCCTATGACAATCGACAAGCTCCAGGGTCTTCGTGTAAAGATTGCGACGGTTGACGAATGGCTTTCCGGCGATATTAAAGAAGATCCGATAGGCGCTCTTGAACAGGGTGCTGCAAAAGAGCAAGGTTCCGCAGAAAACAACGACTACCTTATTGTAGCGATAAGCTCGGAAGGTACAGTACGTAATGGATGTGGCGATACAATCAAAATGGAATTACAGGAGATACTTAAGGGTGACTACCCTGCGAACCATGTCTCCATTTGGTGGTACAAGCTCGACTCGGTTGATGAAGTTAGTAAACCGGAAATGTGGCGAAAGGCTAATCCTAATTTAGGATTGACAGTAAGCTATGAAACTTATCAGTTGGATGTGGAAAGAGCTGAAAATAGCCCTGCCGCACGAAATGATATTTTAGCAAAACGTTTTGGAATTCCTATGGAAGGCTATACATATTTCTTTACATATGAAGAAACACTGCCTCATCGAAAACGAGAGTTTTGGGGATTGCCGTGTTCGCTTGGAGCCGACCTTTCTCAAGGTGATGACTTTTGTGCGTTCACGTTTTTATTTCCAATGGCTCGAGGTGGCTTCGGAATTAAAACTAGAAACTACATTTCATCAACAACTTTATACAAACTACCCGCAGCTATGCGAGCTAAGTATGATCAGTTTATGAATGAAGGTAGTCTGGTTGTTCTTGAGGGTACCGTACTCGATATGATGGAAGTGTATGAAGATCTAGACAACCATATCGCTCAATGCGAGTATGACGTGCGTTGTTTTGGCTTCGACCCATATAACGCTAGAGAATTTGTAACCAGATGGGAACAAGAAAACGGATCGTTTGGAATCGAAAAAGTAATACAGGGTGCTAAGACTGAATCCGTTCCTTTGGGCGAGCTGAAGAAGCTTTCTGAAGAGCGGCTTCTTTGGTTTGACGAAGAGTTGATGTCATTCGCTCTCGGTAACTGTATTGCTCTGGAAGATACAAACGGAAATAGAAAATTATTAAAGAAGCGATATGACCAAAAGATTGACGCTGTTGCAGCTATGCTTGACGCTTATGTCGCTTACAAACTAAACAAAGATGCTTTTGAGTGAGGTGAGCGATATAAAAATAGTATACGAAAGTCACCTTTGTCATGCCGCCAAAAGAAAGAATGTTAAGTATATCGCTAGGATCCCTACGTCTAATGGTAAGTATCGATATTTCTATACCAAAGAAGAATACGACGCTTATATGAATGGTAAAAAACCTAAAGAGTCCAAAAAATCTAAGTGGAACTCCGTTTCTAAATTCTTTAAGAACATCGTGGCTAAAGCAACTAAGCTTCTTAAAAAATCTAAAAAAGAAATCGGAGACACTATAGAAAAAGGTCGTAAATTCATCGATGAAGTAATCTTCGGAAAGAAAAAGGGCGGGCTGTCTAGCATAAAAGAGCGAGCCGTTAAATACATAGCTAAGGTAAAAATGTCAAACGGTAAGTATAAGTACTTTTACGATGAGGGCGCATATGAGCGCTATTTGAAGCGTATGGAGTACCAAAAGAACGAACCTGAGTTTATGAAAAAAGTTCCTAAGATTTCTGAAGATACAGCTTATACAGCAGACGAAGAAATGGCTGAAATAAATGAGGACTATTCACCGTACAATAAAGGCACAAGTCAGAACTGCACTAATTGTACAGCGGCATATGAATTACGATGTCGAGGATATGATGTTTCAGCGGCAGATTATGAAAATTATGTCATGAATTACGATAACGCTAGTATATTCAGGTTTCCTCTTTATTATAAAGATGCTAAAACTATACGACTCGATGATACCGGTAAAGAGCATAAGAGCCCTTTAAACAATACGGTAGCGTATAAGCGATATGAGTACGATTCAAGAACTGTTACTGAAGCCATACTCAAACATAGCGGTAAGAATACAAGAGGCGATATATCTGTAATGTGGAAAGAAGCCTTGGCTGGTCATTCGATGGTGTACGAAGTTGACTCAAAAGGTAAAGTCACTATCCGAGATTGCCAGACTAACAAAAAATACAACGTAGAAGACATCGTTGATAGGGTAAACGCTATCAGTATAACCCGAACCGATAACTTAGAGTTACGAAAGGGAATACTAGATGCCGTCGAGTCGAAAGGAGGATGATAGTCTATGAAATTAGAAGAAGCTGTAAGTATTATAAAAGAAGAGTATCCAAATTACAACTTAATTAGCGTCGTAGACTACGATAATTATTTTGTATTCAACATTACACCTCCTGATTACGACGTTGAAAAATACGGGGGATGGTTTGGCGGGTTGGTAGCAATCGACAAATTGTTTAAGTTATCTATGCATTTTATACCGTTAGAACACGATCCTGTAGCCTATGCAAAAGCGGTACAAAATAATACTAAATACTTTTAGACTGGTGGGTGAAAAATCAAAATGGGTTTTAAAGATAGACTCATACATGCTTGGAATGCATTTTCCAATAACAAGGATCCCACTGTGACGTTTGATGATGTACGCGGTAGCTATTATCGCAGACCCGACAGAGTAATACTTAGTCGAGGTAATGAGCGTTCTATCGTCAACTCGATATGCAATCGAATTGCTTTAGACGCGTCTGCTATGGATATCCAACACGTACAGTTAGACGAAAATGGAAGATTCTTAGAGGCACTGCCTACCGGTTTAAATAACTGTTTAACCATGGAGGCAAATGTCGACCAAACAGCTCGTTCTTTTAGACACGATGCTATACTATCAATGCTCGATGAGGGCGTTGTCGCGCTTGTTCCCGTCGATACCACTAAGAACCCGATGTTGACTGAATCTTATGATATAGGATCAATGCGAACGGGTAAAATCTTAGAGTGGTTCCCACGACATGTGAAAGTTCAAATCTATAACGATAGAACTGGTGAAAAACAAGAAATCAAACTTCCTAAGAGTATGGTTGCTATTGTTGAAAACCCGTTCCGATCAGTCATGAATGAACCTAACTCTACAATGCAGCGACTTATAAGAAAACTTAATCTATTAGATATTCTCGATGAGAAAAATAGTTCTGGTAAATTGGATTTGATCATTCAGTTACCGTACATAGTTAAAACTGATACTCGTCGAGCACAAGCTGAGAAAAGACGACAGGATATCGAAGATCAATTGAAAGGCCCGTACGGTATCGCTTATACCGATGGGACTGAACGTATTACGCAGTTGAATCGTCCGGTTGAGAACAATCTAATGGGTCAGATTGAATACCTAACGAGCATGCTTTATAGCCAGTTAGGAATCACACAGACAATATTGGATGGTACAGCTAACGAAGAGACAATGCTTAACTACTACGATCGTATCATCGAACCTATTGTCGCTGCACTCGTCGATGAGATGAAGCGTAAGTTTCTCAGCAAGACTGCTAGAACTCAGATGAAATCTATTATGTACTTTAGGAATCCGTTTAAACTCGTTCCTATTAAAGATTTGTCTGAAATGGCAGATAAGATGACTCGTAATGAGATCATGACCTCTAATGAGATTAGGCAAGTAATCGGTATGAAACCGTCAGATGATCCTAAGGCTGATCAATTGATCAACAGTAACCTTAATCATCCTGAAGAATCCCGACCTGGTTCTAATTCGGGCGGTAGCTTCGGTGACACACCGATTAGTCAATTAACAGAAGAGGAGGAATAAATCAAAATGGATAATTTCGATTATCACTTTAGCGGATATGCCACTCGTAACGATTTGCTTTGTGGCGATGGTCGAACCATAAGACAAGACGCATTTAAAGATTGCGACGGTACAACTGTGCCCTTGATATGGAACCATCAGCATAATGATCAGGACGCTGTTCTCGGACACGCGTTGCTTGAAAATCGTAATGACGGTGTATACGCATATTGCACATTTAACGATACCGAGCAGGGTAAACACGCTAAGAAATTAGTAATGCACGGTGACGTTAGAGCGCTTTCGATTTGTGCTAATAAACTTAAGCATATTGGAAGTGATGTTGTACACGGAGTGATTCGTGAACTCAGCCTTGTATTAGAAGGCGCTAATCCTGGGGCTTATATTGATTATGTTATGGCTCATAGTGAAGATGGCGAGGATCTCGTGTATGCGAATTATGATGAATCAGCGTTGATGGTTGTATGTCACTCAGCGGATTCAAATAAAGAAACAAACAAGGAGAAAGAAAACATGGCTGAAGAAACGAAGGCTCCTGAAACGGAGACAAAAGAAAAAACAATCGCCGACGTTTATAACGACATGTCCGAAGAACAGCAGCTCGTTGTTCAAGCAATGATCGGCATGGCTATCGAAGACGCAAAAGGCGAAAAAGACGACGAAGAAGTTGAACATTCAGAAGGAGGAACTGAAGAAATGAAACACAATGTATTCGATAACACAGAAGAAGTAAAATCCGGTAGCGTACTTACACACGCTGACCAGGTGGAAATCCTTAACAACGCTAGAAAGACAAGCGTTGGAAGCTTGCAGGCAGCTATTAAGATGTTCGTAGAGGAAAATGAATCACTCGCTCACGGTCTTGACCTCGGTGATGCTGACACTCTCGACGAATTGCTTCCTGACCACAAGCTCCTTAATCCCGGCGCACCTGACCTTTACGGCAGACCTGACCAGAGCTGGGTTATGGGCGTAATTAACAAGGTTAAGAAGAGCCCTTATTCTCGCATCCGTACTCGTCATGCAGATGCAACAATCGCTGACTTCAAGGCTAAAGGCTACAAGAAGGGCGAAGAAAAGAAACTCGCTGATAACATCAAGCTTATCGGTAGAAAGACAGAACCTACAACCATTTACAAGAAAGACGAGCTCAATCGTGACGATATCATCGACATTACAGATTTCGATGTAGTTAACTACACATGGGGTCTCATGAAGGAAGGTATGTATGAAACTATCGCACTTCAGACTCTCGTAGGTGACGGTCGTGAAGCTGGTGAAGCTGATGACATCGACGAAACAAGCATCCGTCCTATCTGGAAAGATGATGAACTCTACACACATCATGTTGATGTAGATATCGAGGCTGCTAGACAGGAACTTCAGGGTTCTAATACAAGCGCTAACTTTGGCGAGAACTATGTATATGCTGAAGCTATCATCACAGCATCTCTCTATTCTCGTGAAAAGTTCAAGGGTAGCGGTACTCCCGACCTTTACTGCACACCTCACCTTGTTAACGTAATGCTTCTCGCTCGTGACCTTAACGGTCGTAGAATTTACGACTCTAAGGCAGACCTTGCTAGAGCTCTTAACGTTAACTCTATCATCGAAATCGAGCGGCTCGAAGGTTTGACAAGAAAAGATAAGAACGAGAACACTAAGAAACTTCTCGGTATCTTTGTAAACCTTGCAGACTACCAGTACGGTTCTACAAAGGGTGGCGAACTCACAAAGTTCAGCGACTTCGATATCGACTTCAACAAGTACAAGTACCTTATGGAAACAAGACTTTCCGGTGCACTTGTTAAGCTCGACTCTGCTATTGCTCTCGAAGAACCCGTAGAAGAAGCAGCAGGCTGATAAATCGAGGATAAATTAAAATGGCAAAATGGTTTGGTAAAGTCGGCTATGCGACTACAAAAGAAACGTCTCCAGGCGTATGGAAAGAAGTAATTACTGAGCGTGAGTACTTCGGTAAAGTCATTGACGATTCTCGCAGGTATCAAGCCGGAGATAAAGTTAATGGGGATATAACCGTTTCGAGTAAGATTAGCATCGTCTCAGATCAGTTTGCCGATGAGAATTTTCACTCGATTCGCTATGTGAAGTTTATGGGTGCTAACTGGGCAGTTATTAATGCTCAGCCTAAGCGCCCTAGGCTAATACTGACGTTAGGGGGTTTATACAATGGCAAGCAGGCTTAAACTGCATGAGGAGTTATGTACTATCCTTGGATCTAGAAATGTGTATTTTCAACCCCCTGAGTCGGTAAAAATAAATTACCCCGGCATTGTATATTCTATAGACGGAGCGAGCATAAAACGTGCTGACAACTCTAGTTATAGAATAACAAATAAATATTCGATTACCGTGATAGATTATGATCCTGACAGTATCTTATATTCCAAAATATTAAGTCAATTTTCGTCATGTAGTCTCGATCGTACATATGTCGCAGATAATCTTAATCACTTCGTACTTACATTATATTACTAAAGGAGGACTATAATATGTCTAAACTCGTATGGGATAAAATCGGCGAAAGATACTACGAAACAGGCGTCAAGAATGGCGTGTTGTATGTTTTCGACGGTGAAAACAAAAAATATGGAAAAGGCGTAACTTGGAACGGTCTTACGGCTGTTACAGAATCACCTAGCGGCGCAGAAGCTTCTCCCCTTTATGCGGATGACATCAAATACCTCAACCTCAGATCTGTTGAGGAATTCGGTGCTACAATCGAAGCTTTCACATATCCTGATGAATTCAAGGTGTGCAATGGTGAAGCAGAACTTGCGCCCGGAGTTGTTATCGGTCAGCAGAAGAGAAGCGCTTTCGGTTTCTGCTACAGAACAACACTTGGTAACGATATCGAAGAAGGCGACTACGGCTATAAGCTCCATATCATTTATGGTTGCACAGCGGCTCCTTCCGAGAAAGCTTACGCTACAATTAACGATAGCCCCGAAGCTATCACATTCAGCTGGGAAATCACAACTACTCCCGTTGAAGTAACTGGCGGTAAGCCCACTTCTTGCATCACTATTGACTCTACAAAGGTTGATGCTGAAAAGCTTGCTACACTCGAAGCTATGCTTTACGGTTCTGAATCCGAAGAAGCTAAACTTCCTACCCCCGACGAAATTGCAGCTGTTTTCGCAGAGGGTTGATCAATACCTACAGCTCAATAAACTAAACCGATTGGGTGCCGTATTCAGTTAGGCTGGCGGTGCCCTTTTAATTTTTAAAAAATTTAAAGGAGAGTATAACTATGTTAAGAAAGATTATCACATTTAAAGATTACAACGGAAAAGACAGAAAAGAAGAACACTGGTTCAACTTGGAACAGCATGAAGTATATAAGCTTCAGATGGGTGTAAAAGGCGGTTTGATCGAAACTCTTAAAGAAGCTGTTAGAACTGAAGATTCACCTACAATCATCGAGTACTATGAAAAGATTATCGATGCATCATACGGCGTGAGAGGCGCTGATGGTAAGTCATTTAAGAAGTCTCCCGAAATTCTCGAAGCTTTCAAATGTACACCTGCTTACTCAGTACTGTTCATGGAAATTCTCACAAATCCTGAGGCTGCTGACGAATTCACAAGAGGAGTTATTCCTGCGGATGTTTCTGCTAAACTCCCTGCTGATTTGAACGATGCGCTTCCTGAGGACATGAGAGACGTTTTCGCAACAGGAAACTAATATCGAAAATACCGGAGGATTGAGAAATGCTTCAACTTAAAGTGCCACTAGGTCAATTAATGTGGGACCGTACAAAGGGCGAATTTATCGAACCCGAGTACCGAATTCTTACTTTGGAGCATTCTCTTGTCTCTCTTTCAAAATGGGAGTCGAAGTGGCGAAAGCCATTTCTCGATGACAAGAGAAACATGACTACCGAAGAATCAATAGATTATATAAAGTGTATGACACTTACTCAAAACGTTCCGCCAGAGACTTATTTGCATTTAACAGACGAACATATGGAAGAAGTATCTAAATATATAGCGGCACCAATGACCGCTACATGGTTTGCGGAAGATAAAAAAGGCGGACGCAATAGAGAGATAGTAACTTCAGAGTTAATCTACTATTGGATGATAGCTTTGAATATACCTATGGAGTGCCAGAAATGGCATCTTAATAGATTACTAACTCTTATCCGAATATGCAATATTAAGAATGCTCCTCCTCAAAAGATGAGCAAACGAGCAACCGCTAGTCAGTATGCAAAGATTAACGCTGCTCGTAGACAAAGATTAAACTCGAAAGGATGATTAATTATGGCAAAAGTATTTTTATCAGCAGGGCACGGCGGTAGTGACCCCGGAGCTGTTGCTTACGGGTTACTCGAGAAGAACATCAACCTTAATACCATGTTGGCGTGTAATGAAGTTCTTGTGCGCCATGGAGTAGAGACAGTTCTTTCCCGTACAAAAGATGAGAATGATCCTACATATCAGGAATGTCGCGAAGCAAATGCCGCCGGCGTAGATTTGGCGGTATCTTTTCATGCTAACGCAGGTCGAGGTGACGGTTGGGAAGGATTCCACTTTAGTACAAATGCTGACGGTAAAAGACTTGTAATGATTGCCGAAAAGTACATTAAAGAACTTGGTCAGAACAGCCGAGGCGTTAAAGTCGGCGACCATCTGTACTTCATAAAGAATACAAACATGACCGCTGTATTGTTCGAATCTTTCTTCCTTGATAACGACAAGGATAACGATATCGGTGATACCGTTGCTGAACAGAAAGCTTTCGGCGTACAGTATGCTAAGGCGATTCTTGAGTACTTCGGAATTGCTTATAAAGATAATACCGTAAAACCTACCGTAAAAACAATTAACGAACTCGCTAAGGAAGTAATAGCTGGTAAATGGGGTAACGGAGCTGATCGTAAAGCTCGTTTAACAGAAGCTGGTTATGATTATGAAGCTGTTCAGAATGAAGTTGATGAAATGTTGACTGGTAAAACGGCTGACATTAAACCGATCGAACCCAAACCGGTTGAACCTAAGCCCGAACCTAAGCCTAAAAAGACCATTGACGAACTCGCTAAAGAAGTTCTTGCGGGTAAATGGGGTAACGGTAGTGCTCGTAAGAAAGCGCTTACAGAAGCTGGATATAATTATGATGCGGTTCAGGATAAAGTTGATGAACTTCTTTCCGGAACAACAAAAGAAACTAAGAAATCAATAGACGAAATCGCCAGAGAAGTAATAGCTGGTAAATGGGGTAACGGAGCTGATCGTAGAGATCGTTTGACTAAAGCTGGCTACGATTATTCTGCGGTTCAGAAGAGAGTAAACGAACTTATGTAAGGAGACTGTCGCATGATACGTATCACACACAAGGGAGACTTTTCGAAAACTACTAATTTTTTGAAAAAAGCTAAAGAGGCCAAAGTCCTTAAGATCGCACAGATCTATGGAGAAAGAGGCGTGGCTGCCCTTGCGTCTGCGACACCAGTCGATACCGGTGTTACGGCTAAGTCTTGGTACTACAAGATCGTGAGCAAGAACGGTTCGACGTCAATTACTTTTTGTAACTCAAATATTCAAAATGGGGTTCCTATAGCAATCATATTACAGTATGGTCACGGAACTCGTAATGGTGGTTGGGTGCAGGGGCGAGATTACATCAATCCTGCGCTTAAACCCATCTTCGATGAATTAGCAAATAAAGCGTGGAAGGAGGTCACTACGTTATGAGTAATCAAATAGATGAGAGAATAGTCTCGATGCAATTTGACAATCGGAATTTCGAAGCTAATGCTCGTACTAGCATGAGTACTCTTGACAAGTTAAAAGAGAAACTCAATTTCAAAGCAGCCGCGAAAGGTGTTGATAACCTCGACGCTGCTGTTAAGAAGGTCGATCTATCTTCGATAGGCCAATCCGCAGATAAAGTTGGACTAAGATTCTCGGCAATGTATACAGTAGCTGATCAAACCTTCCGCAATATTATAAATTCGGCAGAACGTACAGCAACAAGGCTTGCATCAGCTTTCACGATAGACCCTGTTAAGACTGGTCTGTCGGAGTATGAGACGAAGATCAATGCCATACAGGTAATTCAGTCTAATACTCGTGGAAAGAACACGATGGAAGATATCACCTCAGCGTTGGAAGAGTTGAACACGTATGCAGATAAGACGATCTATAACTTTGCGCAAATGACGAGTAACATCGGTAAATTTGTGGCACAAGGTTTGGATGTATATAAGGCTACAAATGCTGTACAGGGTATGGCGAACTTGGCTGCTGCTTCAGGAGCAAGTGCCGAAGATATGTCTCGTGCTACCTATCAGATGTCACAGGCGTTGGGCGGTACTATCAGAAAGATAGATTGGAACTCGCTTAGAAATGCTAACATGGCTACTGTCGATCTAAAGAATACCTTGATGGATTTGGCAAGAGTTAACGGCATAGACATCGATAGTATGATTTCTAGCAAGGGAACGTTCGAGGATACTTTGGAAGAAGGATGGTTGTCCGGAGAGCTGTTTACCGAAGCCATGAATATTTATTCTGGCGTTTACGACGAAATGGAGCTGAAATCCAAAGGGTTCACCGACGAACAAGTTAAAAACTTTATGGATTTAGCAGCGAATGCGGCTTCTGCAGCGACCGAAGTTAAGACGTTCACACAGTTGTTTGATGTTCTTAAAGAGACGGCTCAGTCCGGTTGGACTCAGACATGGGAAGAAATAGTCGGTGACTTTGACAGTGCTAAGAAGACACTTACACAAGTGCAAAATTATTTTAGTGGAATCATCGACGCGATGTCTGACGCTAGAAACTTCATAGTAAGAAATGCTCTGAACTTTGCCGAGCCTTGGACGAATCTAAAGAAGAAATTAGATGAATCCGGCATTGGAAAGATTGTCGATAAAGTTGCTGATTATACAGATAAATTGCAATATTTCCAAGATATAATGCACTCCGTATGGATGGGTAACTATAAAAACTCTGATACAGGAAGATATGGTTTGTTGGACGCCGCTGGGTATGACCACAGAGTTGTTCAAGAGCTCGTAAACATCAGTGATACTCATTATAAAGAACAGGGTTGGAAGTATACGCTTACCATCGATGATATCAGATCTGCCCATGAGAAATACGGGGTTGCTTTGGACGAAAATGGTATTGCGATGAAGGAAACAGTCATCGGAACAAAGGATCTCACTACAGCGTTAGAACATCTATCTGACGAACAACTGAAAGAGATCGGATTGTCTGATGATGAAATAAAGATTCTAAGAGAATTACAGAGAGAATCCAAACGAACTGGTAGATCGATTGAGGACATAGGCAATGAAATGTCTAACACAACGGGTAGAATGTTATTGATCGATTCACTTAAGAATGTTTGGTCCGGTCTCTTGGGCATATTCACAGCAATAGGCGATGCTTGGAAGGAAATCTTTCCTCCATTAGGATTTGTTCAAATTTACAATGCTATAAAAGCAGTTAATAAGTTCTCAGAAAATTTAAGATTAACCGAGAAAGATACCGGCGAATTAACCGAACGAGGAAAACAATTCTACAGGATTTTCAAAGGTATATTCGCGATAATAGACATAGTAACAACCATTCTTGGCGGTGGATTTAAGATCGCCTTCAAAATGGCAAAAGCTATACTCGGATTGTTTAATCTTGATGTACTCGAAGCAGTCGCGCTGGTTGGCGATGCTGCTGTTAAATTTAGAGATTGGATAGATTCGATACTCGACTTTAATAAGATTTTCAAGGGTACTATAGAAATCGCTAAGAAGTCGGCTAAAGCAATCGCTAAATGGTATGAAGGGCTTAAAGAAGCCGACGACATACCAAAATATTTATACGACACTATCATAAAAGGGCTGATGAACGTAGCTTCTTCTGCTGGAGAATATGCTATGAACATTGGTAAAACGATTGTGTCTAAATTAGAGAAAGTTTTGGGTATTGATATTTCCGGAATATTTGAAAAAATATATTCTGGAATTGTTAAAGTCCTAGGTAAACTGAAAGGTCTGTTTAATCTCGACTTAAGTGGCGCTAAAAACGGAATATCCAATTGGTTTTCGGGACTTAAAGAAACAGACAATATACCTAAATACATAATTTCAGGTCTAATTAATGGACTGAAAAACGGTGCTAAAATGGCATGGGATGCTATTATCGATCTTGGCACCGGATTGATAGACAAAATTAAGGACGTGTTGGGCATTCACTCACCCTCGACCGTATTCTTTGCTATAGGTGGTTTCATTATAGCTGGTTTGGTCGGTGGACTTCTCGCTGGTGGAAGTAGCGTTTGGGATACCATCACTGCTATCGGTGAGAAATGTATATCCATAATACAAGGCATGGATATAGGTGCTATATTGGCGTCGGTACTTGCCGGTGGTACATTAATTGCTATATTTAAAATCGTAGACGTGTTAGATAAAATAGCCACACCTCTCGAAGGCGTTAACGATATACTTGTCAACTCTGCGAAAGTCGTAAAGAAATTCGCAGGCGTTCTCGGATCCGTGTCTAATGCGGTTAACGCATTCGCTCTGAAACAAGTAGCTATATCCATAGCTATATTAGCCGGATCGATCGCGATATTATCATTCTTAAACGTTGGAAAAGTATGGTCATCGTTTGGCGTAATAGCGGCGTTGGCTGGCATAATCGGCGGACTCATGGTAGCTATGGCGGCTTTACAAAAGTGGGGCGGAGATGACGCGAATAAGAGCGTTAAATCTTTAGCCGGACTGATGCTGTCATTATCGGCGATCATATTAGTAATGGGTATCGTGGTTAAGATGCTTGGCGGCTTGGATGAGGACGAAATCAAGCAAGGATTAGGCGCGGTTTCATTATTTGTATTATACATGATCGGAATGGTTGCTAGTACAAATCTGACGTCCAATAACTCGGCTATGTTGAGTTTAGGCGATGTTCTTAGATCCGTAGCCAAAGCGTTATTATTTATGACGGTATGCGTGCTTATACTCGGTAAGATGGATCCAGATGTTCTGAAGCAAGGTATCGCAGGGATATCGGCGTTCACACTCCTAATGATAGGTATGGTCGCTATGACATGGTTAGCCGGAACCGGAGATATGGAAGCTCTCAGTAAAGTTATCAAATCCATGGGTGTAACAATGTTGCTTATGACGGCATGCGTTCTTATACTCGGTAAGATGAATCGAGATGCGCTTATACAGGGCGGTTTAGCGATCGCCGCATTCACTGTTATTATGGCTGGTATGGTATGGATGACTAAGCTGTCAGGCGGTAAAGGCGCGCTAGAAGGTCTCGGCAAGACTCTTATGGGTATGGGTGTAGCTTTCGCAGCAATGGCCTTATGTGTGTTGATACTCGGTACTATTGATCGAGGAACTCTTATACAAGGTGGTATAGCGATAGCTGCATTTGCGGTTATTATGGCTGGTATGGTATGGATGACTAAGTTATCCGGAGGAAAAGACGCCTTAGACGGTCTTTCTAAAACACTTATCGGCATGGCTATTTGTATGGCAGTGATGGCTGGCGTAGTAGCGTTGTTGGGTATGATGAAAATCGACAATCTAATACAAGGTATAGCAGCCGTAGGCTTCTTAACCGTATTCATGGCGTTGCTGGTATCTAGTACCAAAGATGCCAAACCGGAAAGCTTTAAAACATTAATCGCGTTAACCGCAGCAATAGCAGTGATGGCAGTTGCGATAGGCGTATTATCCATCGTTGACTGGCAGAAACTCGCTACCTCGACTGGCGCTATGATATTAATGATGGCTGCTTTGACTGGAATGTTCGTGCTTATATCAAAGAACGCTAACGGCTCAGATAAAGCTATGAAAACGTTACTCGTGATGACGGGCGTTGTAGCTGTAATAGGCGTGCTAATGTTATTACTCGGTAAATTACCTTGGAAGAACACCTTAGGCGCAGCTGGAGCTTTATCGGGATTGTTATTAGCTATGACTGGTGTATTATTCATATTAAATAAAATAAAATTCGACGGTAAAAACGCTATAACCGGCATAGGCCTACTGACAGCATTATGCGTTCCATTATTCGGATTAGTTTTAGTACTGAAGAAAATGGGATCTGTAAAAGATGCTATAGCTAATACGGTTTCACTAACGATTTTAGTTGGCGCTATGATCGGTGTCGTTTGGGCTATAAGCAAAATAAAATTCGACGGTAAAAACGCTATAACCGGCATAGGCCTACTGACAGCATTATGCGTTCCATTATTCGGATTAGTTTTAGTACTGAAGGGTATGAAGGGTGTTGAATACGCCATAGAACGCGCTGGTGTTCTTAGCGGATTTGTATTAGCTCTTACAGGCGTATTAGCGATATTGAACACTATGAAGTTCAACCTGAAGAACACTGCTACTGGAGTTGGCGCGTTAATCATGGTTGCAGCTTCATTGTTTGTGTTGGTAGGAGTGTTGTCGGCGATGAAAGGTGTTAAAAATGCCATACCGAATGCGCTTGCCCTCAGCGGACTTGTACTAGCTCTCACAGGTGTATTGGCGATATTAAATACCATGAAGTTCGACCTCAAGAATACCGCTACTGGTGTTGCTGGATTAGCATTAGTCATGGCATCGTTGTTTATACTTGTCGGTGTTCTCGCATTAATGCAAGGCGTTAAAAATGCCGTACCGAACGCTATAGCGTTAGCAACATTAACGGGTGTATTATCGTTGTTGTTAATACCGTTATGTGCTGCCGGTGTTATAATCACAGGAACCGGAGGAGCAGCTCTATTAGGTATCGCAGGATTAGCGGCTCTTATGGCATCATTGTTGATAGTAGTTGGCGTGTTAGCGCTAATGAATAAAATAGAAAATGCAGAAGCAAATGCTAATCTGTTGACTAGATTAATAGTCACGTTAACTGCTGTACTGGTCGTATTAGCAATAGTAGGACCGTTAGCATTAGTTGGCGTTGGCGCAATGGCTGCTTTATCAGCTCTGATATTAGCTTTCGGAGTATTTGCTGTAGCTATTGGAGCGCTGGTTGATAAATTCCCGCAATTGGAAACATTCCTTGATAGTGGAATGGATATTATGATCAAAATGGCTGAAGGTCTCGGCACAATGATAGGCAAGTTTATTACCGCATTTGCAGGCGAAGTTATGACACTACTCCCTCAGCTTGGAACGTGTCTGTCCATGTTTATGCTCAATGCCACACCGTTTATAGTCGGTGCTAAGATGGTTGATGGTAAAGTATTAGAAGGTGTTGGTGTATTAGCAGCTTCCGTGATATTACTTGCCGCGGCGGACTTAATCGCAGGTATTGTATCTTTTGTACAATGCGGATCATCATTTGCAGACCTCGGAACAGAACTTTCACAGTTTATGATCAACGCAATGCCGTTTATACTCGGCGCTAGTTTGTTGAACGCGACTATGATGAGCGGTGTAAAATCTCTCGCTGAGACGGTATTAATCTTGACTGCGGCAGATGTTATAAACGGACTCACAAGTTGGTTAACTGGCGGTAGCTCACTCGCTGACTTCGGCGATCAATTAGCTCCTTTTGGAGCATCTTTAGCAAAGTTCGCTGAAAACGTAAGCGGATTGTCTGAGGATAGTCTTACTAAGGCTGGGTTGGCTGCTGATATAGTAAAGACCTTGGCTAGTGCAGCTAAAGAAATACCTAATGAAGGTGGATGGCTGGCTAAGATAGTCGGCGATAACTCTATCGATATGTGGGGTGAAAAGTTACCAGTACTTGCTAATGGTATTAACGGATTTATAACAAATCTCGGTACTAACTTCACAGATGAACAGGTTAGTATTGCCGACAGAGCAGCGAACATCGTAAAGACTTTAGCTAAAGCGGCTACTGAAATACCTAATTCTGGTGGTTGGCTGGCTAAGATAGTCGGCGATAATGCTGTTGATACTTGGGGGACAAAGATCCCTAAGTTGGGTGAAGGTTTAGGTAAATTCGTAGGTCAGGTTAAGAATATAACCGATGCTACTACAGCGAATAACGCTATAGATATACTGAAGAAACTCGTCACAGTATCTAAAGATATACCCAATTCTGGAGGACTACTGGCGGATTTAATTGGCGATAATGGTCTCGGCACTTTTGCTGAAGACTTTCCGAAAGTTGGAGCCGGTATCAACGGTTTCGTGACAAAAATCGGAGATGTTACTACTGAAAAGTTAATCGTAGCAACAAGCGCTATTGGCGTTATAACATCTTTGATGAATATGGCTACAAATCTCAACGATGGTAAGAGCTTTGGGCAGAAGATGAAAGAATTCCTAGGTGGATCTAGTGAGCTTGAAGAATTTGCAACGAACTTACCTTTACTCGGAGTCGCTATCAATGGATTTCTTGGTGATAGAGGTATCGGTAACGTGTCTGAGGAGAAAAGCGCTCTAGTGGAATCAGTCGCTAGTATTCTTTCAACTATATTTAGTTTAATGAGTCGATATGCTAGTAACGGTTTCGACAAAACTTGCGCGTCGTTCTCTAGTATGCTTGTTTCATTAGGTCAGGATATTAGATACTTCATACAGAACGTATCAGATCTTAATACTGAACAAGCTAAAATCGCAGTGGCGAACATTGACGAGATAGCTCAAATGTTGGCTGGATTACAGAATTACGATTATACAGGTGCTAACTCGTTCATGGAGCAAATGAAGAACTTCGGTTCGCTTGCGGGTTCAGCGTTCGCTACCGGTTTATCTGGACCTGATGCGGTAGTTGCTATAAACAACGGAATAACGTCTCTTGTCAATAGCCTCAGTTTGGCACTTACCGCGCATGAGATTACAGCACCGTTAATGTTCAGAAACTTCACTCAGCTATGCGTTAACGCGATGGTTTCGAGTGATATGATTGCAGGATTCAATCAGGCAGGAACGTCCATCGTACAGGGCGTAATACAAGGTATGTACGATCAGCAGGACGAAGCTGAAGCGGCTGCTACAGCTATAGCTAATGCTATAAACGCAGCTTATGAAGCGGCATTGTTAATCAACTCGCCGTCCAAAGTATTCTACAGATCTACTTTGTCTGTAGGAGAAGGTATCGTCAAATCATTAAACGATTCCGAAGGAGACGTATCACAGGCTGGAGCAGACATCGCTCAGTCATCGATAGACAGTGCTCGTAAGATTATGAGTAAAGTTGTCGACTACCTTAACAGCGATATCGACAGTCAGCTCACGATAACACCGGTTCTTGATTTGTCAGAAGTTCGTTCTGGCGTATCATCAATGAACGGTCTGCTTTCTGGTAGAAGATCATTAACGATAGATACAAGAAATGTCGGCGTAGTAGCTTCATCAATGTCTCAGCGTCAAAATGGAACTTCTAATAGCGATATCGTATCGTCTATTAAAGCCCTTAGCAAAGACTTGGCTAATATGCCTCGTGAAAGCATTAATATTAATGGTATTACTTATGACGATGGAAGTAATATCGCAGAAGCTGTTCAGACTCTTGTTAGAGCAGCTAGAATAGAAAGGAGAGTGTGAGTATGGCATCAGTTACGTATACAGTAAAACGTGGAGACTCTTTATGGGCGATTAGTGCTAGTAGTGAACATGGTCCTAAAATTTCAGGTAATGATATTTGGGCTAAAATCAATACTCTTAGATCGCTTAATGGAATCCCCGCGAATTCTAGTTTGATACACCCCAATCAAGTACTTATACTCTCAAACAGTGGTGGAGGGGCTTCGGCCTCTTCCTCTACCACTAATGATGGTATACCGAACGACCGAGTCGTCATCGACATATTATCACTGAAAGCCGATAGTACTACCGGTAGAGACGTGTATGCTCACTGGTCATGGAAGTACTACAACAAACGAGATGATCGTAGCAGCACCGGTTTGGCTACTAAAGGCTATAAAATTCGTTGGGAGTACGATACCGTTATAGATGGTAAAACCGTTACCCAATATGCGTTAAACGAAACCTCAACCCCAGGTGATACGTTTGCCGAATTCACAATACCCGACGCTGCAAGACAGTATAACAACTGGGTTCAAGTGTTCATTGTGCCTATTTCGGAAACTTATACCGAAGGCGAGGGCGAAAACGCCACCGAAAGATCATGTATCGATGGTACGTTATATGAAGCGGGCAAACAGTATCACTTTAAAGATAATCCGCCGTTTACTCCTGACAAACCTACGTGCGAGATAGAGAACACTACCCTTACAATGAAAATAGACGAGATTAAGAAAGAAATAGACGCATCTAGCATCATCTTTCAAGTCGTAAAGGACAATACGTCAGCTATTTATACCTCTCCCGCTATACCGGTAGTAGCTGTTACAGATGACTACGGTAAAGTGTCACATCAGTATACAGTACCGTTAGGTTCAAATTATAAAGTTCGTGCTAAAGCGGTAGCTGCTAATGGTAAGCAAAGCGCTTGGTCTGATTTCTCTGATGAAGCTGAAACAAAACCTTCCGTACCGTCTATCAAAGATAACTATAGACGAAACAAGTATAAAGATGGAGACGAGTATAAATACTCAGCGTATCTCGAGTGGACTCCTGTTCCGAATGCTTCGAAGTATAAAGTAGAATATACAACAGTTAGAAGCAATTTCGATAACTCAACTGGAAATGTCACTATATCCGAAACTGAGGACGCTACAACTTCTATAACGATTCTCGGCATTGAACCCGGATCTGATTATTTCTTTAGAGTTAGAGCTATAAGTAAATCCAACTTGCAATCCGATCCTAGTGAACCTGTGATGATTCCGATAGGCGAACCTCCAGCAGCACCTCCTACGTGGTCAACATCTGATTCGGCGTTCGAAGGCGATTTGATGGAGCTGAACTGGACACATAACAGTAATGATGGATCTGCTCAGACTTTAGCTGAACTTAGTTTGAAAATAGGAGACGACGATTGGGTTTCGCACATATATGAAAACACTACTGATAGTGCGTATGCGGGACCAGATGTTGATAACGGATGGCAATACGGTCAAGGTATATCATACAAAGGTAATTTATACTTCAAAATGGATACAACGTTGCCTGTTTTCAAGAATAAGAAGATTCAGTGGAAAGTTAGAACTGCCGGTGTAACAGATGAATTTAGCGAATCAGCATGGTCTATAGAAAGACCTATTTATATTTACGAGAAGCCGATGTTCGAGATGTCTATGACGAAAGACGAATCAGGGTTAACGGGTATGATCACAACGTTGGATTCATTTCCGTTCTATGTAAAAGGTAGAGCTGTATTTGAGTCTCAGGATTATACAATTCAAAAGCCTGTTGGTTATCACGTACGTATAGTCTCAAATGAATTCTATACAACTGTTGATGACACCGCGATGACGAAAACGATTAACGCGGGCGACGCTGTGTATGATCGCTATCTAGATACATCTGATTCTCTTAATCTTGAGCTTCTAGCTAACGATGTTGATTTAGAATCGGGAATGAATTATACGTTATACTGTACTATCGATTTTAATACCGGTCTGACGTTAACCGCTGAACATGAATTCTATGTCAGCTGGACCGATTCGGTATCGTACAATATTGCGGTGGATATAACGGTTGATAAAGATACATACGTAGCTCGAATCAACCCGTATTGCGTAGATAATGAAACTGGTGCGTTTGTAGATAACGTTACTTTATCTGTATATAGAAGAGAATACAATGGCTCTTATACAACTATCGCTACTGGTATTCCTAATACGAATACGTCCGTAACGGATCCTCATCCCGCATTGGACTATGCTCGTTATCGAATCGTAGCGAAAGACTCTGTGACAGGAGCTATCAGTTTCTATGACGCTCCGGGGCACCCTATCAAATGTCCGTCTATAATCATTCAGTGGGATGAAGAATGGACTACGTTCGATGTGTCTGACATTCACTCTGTAGATGGCCCTCAGTGGTCTGGTTCGTTCTTAGAACTTAAATACAACGTGGATGTTACGGATAGTAGAAACAGAGAGGTATCTATGATTCAGTATGTTGGCAGAGAAAACCCTGTGACTTACTACGGAACATATGTTACTGAAAAACCTTCTTGGAATACGACGATTCCTAAAGAAGATAAAGAGACCATTTACGCATTGCGTAGACTGTCTATGTGGACTGGAGACGTTTACATAAGAGAACCTTCTGGAATGGGTTATTGGGCAAACGTTCAAGTGAACTTCAACCAGAAACATAAAGATGTTACGATTCCAGTTACGTTAAACATTACAAAAGTAGAAGGAGGGGTATAATATGCCCGATTGGACAAAACCTATGCAGCAAACATTCGAATATTATACCGTTGATCCGAATACTTTAGCGGACGTAAAACGTCTTACAAACATTAAAGGCGCAGATTTCACGTATGATTTGGGAGCTGGCACATTAGGATCCGCACGATTGGATGCTACAGATACCATGAACGAATCATACGTGCGTGCGTATCTTAAAACAATTCAAAATGGAATTACAGAAAAGCACGCTTTGGGGACAGTACTTGTTCAAGCTCCGTCGATGGCATACGATGGCATGACATTCAATACGTCCATGGACTGTTACACACCGTTGATAGAGTTGAAAGAAAAAAGACCGCCTTTAGGGTATACGATACGAAAAGGAACACGTATTATGGACGCTGCTTACGATATCGTTAGCAGGAATACCAGAGTACCTGTAACAAAAGTGGAGCCTACACTGATTAAGGACGATTCTGGAAACGTTATCGAGGACTTATCTCCGATATTACAACAGAACTTCGTTGCTAATGCCGATGAGACATGGCTTGATTTCGTTATAGCGTTAATCGATAATGCTAATTACGAGTTAGGTTTATCAGCGACAGGTCATGTTCTTTTTACGCCTAAGCAAAACTTAGAATCGATGCAACCGGTATGGACATATAACGACGACGATGAGTCTATATTATATTCCGATATAACTATGAACCATCATATCTACGATATTCCTAATGTCGTGGAAGTAATGTATTCATACGGCAACGATTACAAATATGCGATAGTAAAAAACGAAGATCCGAACAGTCCGGTATCGATAGTTAATAGAGGTCGAGAGATTCCTTATCGCGATACAAATGCAAGTTTATTTGGATATGCGACGCAGAGTCAAGTAGAAGAATATGCGAAGCAGCTGTTGAAATCACTATCGACTATAAAGTATACATTGGCGTATACACACGCATATTGTCCCGTGCGAGTAGGGGATTGTGTGCGAATGAATTATACCCGAGCCGGTATAAAAAATGTAAAGGCTAGAGTCATTAGCCAAACCATAGAATGTGAACCGGGCTGCCCGGTATCAGAAGTAGCAGAATTTACAACTAAATTATGGGGGTGATATGTAATGGGATTATCTAATGAACTTATTTCGCAATTTGCTAAACTCGTATCAGAAGAGAAGAAGACTGATAACGGCACTGTCGTATACGGTAAAGTTGTCGTTGATGAAAATGGTCAGAGATATGTTCAATTAGACGGTTCTACCGAATTAACTCCGGTTACTGAGGAAGATGATTCTTCGAAGATTTCATCTACGACCGATGTTAAATCCGGGGAACGAGTATCGGTGTTAATCAAGAACCATACAGCAACAATCACAGGCAACATATCATCTCCAGCTGCTAGAACAGGTGACGTAGTAGAAGTTAAACAAGCTCAAATTCTCCTTGCGGATAGAATCCAAGTGCAGGAAGGGTACATTAAAGACTTACAGGCCGATACTGCTGATATTGGAGAATTAAGAGCGGCTACTGCAAAAATCGGTAAACTGGAAGCGGATAATGTAGTCATAAACAAAACATTAGAAGCTCAAAAAGCGGAGATAACTGACTTACAAGCGACAAAGATTGATGCGTCCGTAGTTGAAGCGACATATGCTACGATTAAGAATCTCGAAGCTGAGAGTGCCAAAGTACGTGATCTAGAGGCGGATTTTGGCGAATTCGAACAAGCTATGGTTGAGGATCTCGAAGCTACTAATGCGGAGATAACAAATCTTAAAGCTAAAGACGCTGATATAGAGAGACTTGTTGCGGACAAAGCTTCTATTGGACAACTAAACGCTACTAATGCTGAGGTTGAAAAACTTAAAGTAAAAGACGCTGAAATAGAAAGTCTTGTTGCCGATAAAGCTTCAATAGGGCAGTTAGAAGCTGTCGATGCAAAGTTCAATAGTCTCAACGCTACATATGCAACTATAGATTTCTCTAACATCAAAATGGCAGCAGTAGAAGAGCTATTTACAAAGTCAGGTATTATTAAAAATCTCGTCGTCGGAGACACAAGTATTACCGGCGAATTAGTAGGCGTAACGCTCAAAGGCGATCTAATCGAAGCTGGTACACTTAAAGCGGATAAGCTTGTGGTGAAGGGTTCAGACGGAGTATTCTACAAACTTAACGTAGAAGCTGGCGGTATATCAGCATCAGAAGCTCCCACGGATAGTCTACATGGTAGTGTCATCACTGCTAAATCTATCACCGCTGAAAAAGTCAACGTGAAGGACTTGGTTGCTTTTAATGCGACTATAGGCGGCTTTAAAATAACTGAAAAATCAATTTATTCCGGTGTTAAAGAGTCCGTAGGTAATACGACTCCAGGTATTTATCAAGATAGCACTGGACAATTTGCTGTCGGTAATGTCGATCAATTCCTCAAGTTCTATAAGCAACCTGACGGAACGTTTAAACTAGATATTGCAGCCGATAGCATAAAAATAACAAGTAGTGGCAAGACCGTTGAAAGTATGATGAACGATGCTCAGACAGCCGTAGACAAAGTTACGGATCTTGAAGACCGAGCGAACTCCGGCGATTTCAAAGGTGAAGACGCTACGGTTTTACGAATAGATTCGTCTAGAGGTACTGTATTTAAAAATAGTGCAGTATCGACGGTTTTGAGCGCTGTCATATACAGAGGTTCCAAACGAATCACAGACATAAATGCATTGCGAGAAGAATATGGAAACACCGCATATCTCGAATGGCAATGGCAAAGATTGGGAGAAACCACGTTCGGCACAATCCTATCGACTGATAAACGAATTGGCAATGACGGTTTCACATTCACATTATCACCAGAGGACGTGGATACAAAAGTTGTATTCATGTGCCAATTAGTAACAGAGTAAAGGAGAAAATTCAAAATGGCTAATATTAGATCATCAGACCAAATTTCAATCGTAGACGTTACCGATGCTTATTCGGTCATATTGACGTCCGAAGCATATACATTTCCCGGCAGCACATCAGCCGCTATAGGAGGTAGTACGACAACTCAGATTATAGCTATGCGCGGTGCTGAGATAATGAACGCGTCCGTAAATTTAACGAACATTACTAAACCAACAGGTGTTACAGTCGAGTCTGATAATAAGACACCTTCGCCTACATTGACGATAACAGTCGCATCATCAGTTACGTCAGCGGGAGTTGTAACTATACCCGTAACTATCGGAGATATTACTATTACAAAAGAGTTCTCATTCGCCATAGCGTTTAAAGGAGCTACCGGCGATAAAGGCGCAACTGGTAACGGTATAAAATCAACCGCTATCACGTATCAGGCTAGCTCTAATGGAGTAACTATTCCTACAGGGACCTGGAATAGCACGATTCCTACAGTAAGTGCCGGTCAGTATTTGTGGACAAAAACCGAAACCACTTACACGGATAACACTAAGGCTACGGCATATAGTGTTGGTATGATGGGCGCTACTGGCGGAAAAGGTGATAAGGGTGATACCGGAAAAGGTGTAAAATCCACAGCGATCACGTACCAGAAAGGAACTAGCGGTACAGAAGAACCTACTGGAACATGGGGCAGCACGATACCGACTGTCGGTGCGTCTGAATATCTTTGGACTAAAACGGTAATTACGTATACCGATAATACCACTTCGACATCATATAGTGTTGGAATGATGGGTGCTACAGGAGCCAAAGGTGATAAGGGCGATACGGGTGATGCTGGCGCAGACGCAATTACTTTGTCTATCACTTCAAGTATGGGCACGATCTTTAAGAATGCGTCAATTGCTACAGTGTTAACAGCGCATGTATATAAGGCTGGCGTAGAGTTGAATGCATCTCAGATATCAGAACTGGGGGCTATCAAATGGTACAAAGATGGCGGTACGACAGCTGTAGGCACAGGCGCTACATTACAGATTACCGCAGGTCAAGTAACAAATAAAGCAACATATATAGCACAACTGGAGGGATGACGTATGGCGATTAAAGCGAGTAGCAGCATAACGTTATCAAGTGTTGTTGATGTGAAAGCAGTCTATCGTTACTATTTATTACAATCATCCACATCAAACAAACCATCTAAGCCGACAACGTATCCTCCTACTTCATCATGGAATGATACAGAGCCGACTTATACGGACGGAAGCACTAACAGTTTATATTTTGTAGACTGTACGGTATTTAGCGATGACACATTCGCTTACTCTGAGGTATCGCTTTCGTCCTCATACGAAGCAGCTAAAGCAGCGTATAATAAAGCTGTAAATGCTCAAAATGGAGTTACTTCTCTAGGTACTAGGGTAACTAAAGCAGAAGCTTCTATCGAACAAAACCAGGAAGCTATCAATTTACGAGCTACCAGAGAAGAAGTAACGAAACAGTTATCCGATAGAGATCCTATAGGTATAGCCACCGGTAAGGGTGTTGTACGTATCGATGATATTTCTTCAGTTACCCATGATACAACGGTCAAATTGAGGAGCGAAAATGTAATTCCATATCCATACGTAGACACTACAATGACGTTAAGAGGTATAACATTTACAGATAATGGCGACGGCTCTATAACTATAAATGGAACGGCAACTAGAAACGCACAGTTTACTATAGCGTCTCAGATATCTCTTGATGGTACTATATCATACAGGGGTAGTGGTGGAGTTAGCGACGATTGTTATATCTCCTTCGGTGACGAGTACGAACTTAATGAAATCGATAATGGTTCGGGCGTTACATTTATGCCAAGCAACCCTGTAGATATTACGCTTACGATAGCAAAAAATGCCACATTCGATAACGTAACAATTACACCACAGCTTACTGCCGACATCTCAAACGTTAGTGTTACTAGGTACGGAAAGAGTTTGTTAAACTTCGCGGACGCGGCACCCATAAGTAACGAGACCATATCTATAGAAGGTGACAATGTTGTATTAAAGAATTTTGGACAGTATGGATACGGAATTACTTTTCTTCCAGATATTTTTGTTATCGGAGAGACTTATACTTGTTCAATGGAGAGTATAAGTGCACACGATAGCTCTTGGGGATGGCGAATAGGATACGAGGACGGTACAACCGATATTAAATCAACCTTATCCGCCACATTTACCATAACTAAAAAAGTAAAACGACTAAATCTTTACGTAGCATTCGGAGCGATGACGACTGTCCAGGATATAATAATCACCAAGCCACAGGTCGAATTGAGTCCAGTTGCAACCCAATACGAACCTTATAAAGAATCGGTAACATTTACTACGAACGAGCAGGGGGCTATTAATGGTGTTACATCCACAGCCCCGACAATTACGCTCATAGTTAATAATCCGTATATCACCATCGATTGCGAGTATAACAAAAATAACGTATTTGGTGATTCGCAGGGCGTATTAACACAAACGCAAACATCCGTAGCGAATCTATCAGTAAGAGCGGACGGTATATCTGCCGATGTTAAACGACTAACAGATCTTCAAACGGACAGTGCTAATTCGCTCGACGATCGACTAAAAGTTGTAGAAGAGAAAGCGTCCGTGTCAATGACTGAAGAAGCGGTTAATATCGCTATAGAAAAAACTATATCCGAAAACGGAGCGCCTAAGCTACAAACCAAAACCGGCTATTCGTTTGACGATGATGGAATGACCGTACAAAAAAGCAGTAATCCTGAAATGAAAACTCAAATAACAGAAGACGGAATGACCGTTAGTAAAAACGACGTGCCAACGTTAAAAGCTGATAACACAGGAGTCGATGCGGTTAACCTACGAGCATCTACATATTTAATCGTTGGCGGAATGAGTCGTTTTCAGACGTATCAAGGCGATCGTATGGCCTGCTTCTGGCTTGGAAATTGAGGTGAGTTAAATGGCATGGCAAGAAAAAATTATATATGGTGACGGTGCAAAAGGCCATCATCGATTTACATTAAAAGTCGTAGAAGATAGTACGTCGGTAATAACTAATAAATCCTATGTCCATTGGGAATTTATATTATCGCCTACCGTAAACTGGTATGACTGGGAGTATCTAAATCAGGTTCCAGTAAACTATATCGTAAACATCAATGGTGAGCGATACGACGGAAATATTATGACCTATGATGGCGTATCAACAGTTGTAATTCGGTCCGGTAATATGTACGTCGATCATAATGCTGACGGTAATAAGCGTATAGACTTTAATTTTAGTGTATGGAGTTTGGATATATATTATCTACCTGGCGCTGCAAGTGCTAGTGGGTATATGGACCTTACAACCATTCCAAGACACGCTAAAATTACTTCTGCTCCGACTACGCTAACCGATCTTGACACACCCACTATAAGATATTCAAACCCTGCGGGAGGCGCTGTTGAATCTCTACAGGCGTGTATTGCGTATTATATCAATGGCACTCAAGCTCTGTATGCTAGTTATAGAGACATTGACCCCAACAAATCGGAGTATACGTTTACGGACGGATTCGATAAAGACCTTCTATACAGGTCATTTACTAATACAAATGGTCCTATAAGAGTGCAATTCTATGTGACGTCGCGTATCGGTGGGGTCACGGAATACTCGATACTTGAGGGTGATTTAACGATCGTGGACGCTGACCCTATTATAAGCTCAGAGAGTATCAACGACCGTTTTGAAGACCCTATGCTGACTAATAACAATACTGCCATCATAAGAGGCGTTAGTAACGTGGATTGTTACATACAGGCAAGCGGTAAAAAATATGCAACTATACGAGACGTTATAGTCACATGCGGAAGTAAAGCTACCAAATTACAACCGAGTAATAACGGATATGCGGGTCTAATCGAAGGTGCTGACGACGGTACTTTTATATTTACAGTAACAGACAGCAGAGGTAATGTATCATCAACTCGTGTCGATAGAGAACTTATCAATTACACGAAAATAACTTGTGAAATAGATGTCGATATGACTGTGGTTGAGAATGAAACGGCTAATGCAGAGGTCACTATTAGAGGTAATTTCTATAGGTGCGAATTCGGGTCTGGTAGTGGTAACTATAACTCCAGCTCCGTGTATTATCGGTATAAGGAAAATAACGGTGATTACATCAGAACGGAAAATTCCGACGCAGACGGATGGATTTACGCTGGTAGCTGTAGTTCAACCGAAGAAAAACGATACGTATTAACTTCGAGTATAGAAAATCTGAATAGCACAAGTGTGTATACGTTTGAAGCAAAAGCCGCGGACTCGGTTCTCGCGGTGTCTAGTGTCCCGTATAAAGCTAATGCTATTCCTGTATTTGATTGGGGTAAAGACGATTTCTGTTTCAACGTTCCGGTCGATATAGCCGGTAACGCATGGGTGAATGGTTATGAAGTAATAACTAAGAACTATTCTGATAGAATAACGAGAGCGGTGACATCCGAAGAAGTTTCATACGCTGCAAATTCGTATATCAATTTTTATCGGTCGGATTCGGCCTCACCCCCTAATGATATGGTGACGTTCAACGCTAGCGGTATTATAACCATTAATAGAGATATGACCGTACTCATAAACGTGCATGTATCCGGTCATAATCCGTCAGGGAGATCGTGGATTAGATTGGTAAATGCCGTTGCTGAATGGCGTTATACACAATCGATTAATTACGGCCAATATACGACGTCTACGCTATCAATGGTTCTTTCACTTCATAAGGACGATTCAATAGGCGTTGTGACTGCGGAGGCTTTGAACATGAATAGCGCAGGTCTGTCACCGTCATACATCGAAATAATACAACTATAGGAGAAAATTCAAAATGACAGAAACGATCATAGTGGCTATTTTATCGCTCGTCGGGACCTTCATTGGTACCCTAGGTGGTATTTTAGCGGCTAATAAACTAGTAGTCTATCGAATCGATCAACTCGAGAGAAAGGTAGAAAAACACAACGGTATAATCGAGCGTATGTACAAACTTGAAACACGCGTTGCTGTTGATGAAGAAGAGATTGAACATCTCAAGGGATATCATAAACATAACTAAAGGAGTGATATTATGAAAATGTCTAACAAAACTTATGACGTACTTAAGTGGGTTGCTATGTATTTGCTTCCTGCAATAGGTACGCTTTACTTCGCTCTTGCTGGTATTTGGGGTCTCCCTTACGGCGAACAGATCGTGGGAACCATCACTGCGGTTGATACTTTCATGGGAGTTCTTCTCGGTATTAGTACTGCGAAGTATAACAAGACGAAATGAATTACGTTATTCGTGACTGCGAACTCTATCACCATGGAGTAAAAGGTATGCGCTGGGGAATTCGAAAAGATATTTCAAAAAAAAAAAAACAGCGTAAATTAAAAAAGTCTAAACCAAAAAATCGAGTGTTTACGGACATCAATTCCGCTAGATTGGCCCGAAGAATAGCAATCGGGCAGTCTTGGCTCGAATCGAACCGTCTGCATATGCAAACCCATCTGAATAATATGCATATATTCAACCAGCAAAACGAGATAAATAACATTATCAACAATCATCAAATGATGAACATGCATATGATGGGAATGTTCTAATTTCTCGCGATAAATACATACTCCTTTATGAGGAAACTTGTAAATTATTTTTAAGGAGATTTAATTATGCTTAGAGAAATTAGAGAAGTTAAGAACGATGAAACGAGAAAAAGAGAAGAGGAAAGAGTTAGAGATAATCTGAGAAGAATAAGCTCTGGAACGACTACTACCTACGAAGAGGCGGTAGCGTTTGTACATGGTTTATTTACGGAGGAGCATTAACAACTCCTCTTCTTTTTCCTTTCGCGATCCTTACAAGGGCTATTATGAAAACGAAAGGAGACGATTATCATGTTAGCGAAAGTTAAAGTATTAAAATTGAAACTTCAAAGTGAATACTACAAAAATTTGAGTATGTATCATTCTAAGAAATCAGAAGAATTTCTAGAGAAAGGTATGTATGAAGAATCTGAGTATCACCTCAGTTTATCAACAGCATATTTGCTTAAGCGAATTGATACGTCTATGGAGTATACTAAAGCGGTCCTTTAACAAGGGCTGTTTTTTTTTGTACATTAAGCTAGTCTACTTTTAAGCAGAACCCTTTAATGTACAAACACAATGAAACCCCGCCAATACTGGCAGGGCCCGGGGCTTAAGCGAATTTCCAATGAATATGGATTACTTCGCCATCTATTGATATTTTCTCTATTAATTCTCGGATAAGGAATTTAACCTCGTCCATATCGCCTTCGTCAATAACGTCACATAAACTCAACGCAATCTCTACAGCGTCGTCTTTTGACATCTTTTCTTGCGTATTTTCTAAGTTTCTAATTTCATTAGCAATACCTTCTTTCTCAGCAGCTAACGGTTTAATCTTGTCCTGTACAGCTTCGAAATCTATACCGCCGATTGAATACAAATCCATCAATTTACTAACTTGTGATTCTATATTTTTAATACGTTTCGCAAGTACTTTTATTTTTGCAGAATTGTCGTCCTCGAACGTTTCTATTTCGAACTCGTCTGGATGCAATGCTAGTTTTCTGATTTCACCTAAAACTTTCTCTTCTAATTCAGCAGATTTCCAGTTCTTATTCGTACAACGTTGGTCTCTCGGTATATCTTTCCATTTACCGCTATTAGCTGTACGTTTGTAACAGGTATAGTAACCCCACTCTTTAGCTCCAGATTTAGCTAATCTATGAAAATACTTATTGTCACAATGACCACAATTAACCATTCCTGCGATAATCGAATTTATTCTAGGCTCTCTAGCTTCGACCTCTCGATCACGTTCCTCTAATATTTCTTGGGCTTTCTCGAAGGTCTCATCGTCTATAATCGCCGTATGGATTCCTTCATACCATTCATCTTTATAAGACACCATACCGATATAATGTTTATTTTCTAGCATATCTCTTAAATGATGCTTACCTTCCCAAGTGACACCGTTTTTACTCGTATAGCCCTTTTTGTGCAATATATTAGCTATTTGTCGTTGAGGTAATCGCAGGTTAAATAGACGGAACATTTCTTTAACTTGCATTGCCTCATATTCGTTAATTTCTAGTTCACCATTAACCATGTCGTATCCATACGGCGTACAAGGGCTGCCGCACCAGCGACCGCTTTTAGCTCTACCAACTTTACCAACTTCCATACGTTCTTTAATTTGTTCTCTTTCAAGTTGAGCGAAGACGCTTAGAATCCCCACCATCGCTCTCCCGAAGGGCGTACTTGTATCTAAATTCTCGGTCATACTAATGAAGTCTACGCCATTTGGTAAGAATACGTCCTCAATAAGTGTAAGAGTGTCTTTTTGTGAACGTGATAAACGGTCTAGCTTATACACTAATACAGCATCAAATCGACCACCCTCGGCATCTTTGATTAGCTCCTGTAAACCTGGACGATTTGTATCCGCACCAGAGTAACCAGCATCTGTGTATATTTTATGAACTTCCCAACCATGCGCTTCACAATATAGCTTCATACGGTCGACCTGCTCATTAATCGAATAACCGTCTCTAGCTTGTTCTAATGTTGACACCCTTGGATACAACGCTAGTCGTTTCTTAGCTGCGCTTCGTTTTTCCGCGAGTTCTCTTCTATTCATTTCTCTTCGTTGTCTAGTAGTCATTTCTACCTATCCCCTTTGTCTATGATGTCCTTTGCCAGTTGTAGGGTATTCATTACCATTTGCTTTTCAGTTTCAGAGACAATACGTTTACCGCATACCAGACGAGGCTCCTCTAATACGAATACTATCAACTGATCAATAGCTTCGCATATATCGTGAGTCTTACCGTCCGTACGCTCCATATTCTCACTTTTACCGATAAGCCATAACGGGTTTACATTCAAAATGGCAGCTATCGTCTCTACTACTGGCAGCTTTATATTTCTTATATCTCCGTTTTCATATCGGTGTATAGTGGCTTTGCTCAATCCCGTATAAGTAGCTATATCCACTACCGATATATTTAAGGCTTTGCGTCGTTGCTGTATTCGCTTGCCTATTTCCTCGTTTTTCATTCTTTCACCTCCATATTTATTATAAGCTACTTTTTCGCATTATGCGAATTATTTATAAACGTCACGCGACTTTCATTTTCTATTCTAAGTTTTCTCACATATTGCGATTATTATACTAATTGTCGCATAACGCAACGATATTTGACACGAGGTGACGCATAATGATAAACACTAAGGAAATTAAGAAACTACTTATAGACAAAGATTTGGGAATAAAAGACATTGCTCTATGTTTGGGTAAATCATATTCCAGCGCATTATTAAAGATAAACGGTGAGCTTCCTATCACACTTGGCGAAGCCGACCGAATTCAAACGTTATTAGGAATCAGCGATTGTGATTTCGGTTTTTACTTCATGAGTCATAGTCGGGAGGTGCGTGAATGATTATACACCATATGAGCGACGGTACGACACGTAAAAGTATAGAAGGTGTGCGTATACCTACCAATTTTGACAAAGTATACGCTTTAGCATATAAGAAACGAATTAAAGGAGAGCGTCAAAATGGCAACAAAAATAAGAGCAGCAATATCTCGAAGAAATAAATACTGGATCGACAAGCATCGTCATTACGAGCTGAAGCATTTCTGTTTACAATACCCTATATGGAAGCGTACGTACGCGGCTATAGATGAACTTGGCTCATCGTTAACTGGATTAGGCAATATCGGCGGTAGCAATCTTCCAAGTGATCCTACGGTTAAGTGCGTAATGCGTAAGGCGTACTATCTCGAACGTATTAGTTTGATAGAGCAAGCTGCTAGAGAAGCGGACGAAGATTTATATTTATACATACTTAAAGCTGTGACCGAGGATTTGTCTTATACATATTTGAAAGCTAGATTAGACATACCATGCAGTAGAGACACTTATTACGACCGCTACAGACGATTCTTCTGGCTACTAAGTGAGTCGCGAAAATGACACGTTCCTTTATGAAAGGATGTGATCGTATGTATATCGATATAACAAGCTTTATTATCGGAGGTATAATATGGGAAATACTAAAACCTTACATATGTTGTAGATTGATTCCGGAGATTAAACGATCGATGGGTAAATTAAACAAAGATGGAGGGGCTAAAGAGGACTCAAAGAAACCCGAGAGATATAAAGGTGGCGTTATTTGATTTAAATGGGGTCTACAAAAATAAAGACTAAGGGTCTGTCAATCGACAGGCTCTTTTCTTTTTTTAACCTAGAGTCCATATTTCTATTCTAGATTAGTCTTGCATTTTCCGTACGCAGGTGACCGCAAGCAATGTTATTTTTATAAAGTGAAAAATTCCCGGAAGGGAAAATTCGAAAAACGTTTTACGTAGGAATCGCGAAAGTGACAGTTCCTATTATAGAAACGTACTAACGTTAATTTATTTGAAAGGGAGGACTTTAAAATGGGTCTTAAAACTGAAATTCGTGAGGAAGTTCAAAACGAACTTAAGGAGTTACGTAAGATGCAGCTGGGTTCAGATGAATACAGAAGCACTGTCGATGGCGTAACAAAGTTAGCGGATAGAGTAATCGAGATGGATAAACTCGACAATGAGCGTCAGGTTCAAGCGGAGCTTAATGAAAAAGAGCAAGAGCTTAAACAAGCGCAAATGAAAGAGGATAAGAAAGATCGAATTATTAAAAACTGTTTAACTGGTGTTAGTGTCGTCGGCGGTATACTGGTGACTATTTGGGGTACGATTGTATCTATTAACTTCGAAAGAGAAGGAACATTCACGACTTCAGCAGGAAGAAAACATGTAAATAAGTTACTGTCATTCTTTAAGTAACGTATACGAATCAAGACTAGGGTCTGTCAATCGACAGGCTCTTTTCTTTTTTCGCGTAAAATACACGCTATTGTATGGATCGAAAGATTACTATTTAATTATTTGGAGGTTTTATTATGTTGTTTAAACCGAATGAGATATGTATCAGAAATGGAAAGCTTAACGAAGCGTCTTGGTGGACGATATGGGCAGGTCTTGTGGCTTCGACTATAGGACTTATCGGTATTACAGTCTCGCAGGCATTCGTTAAACCGGAAGAGTTTGCTGATATTATAGTTTCGGAGAGTGAACAGGAGAAAAACTACACTAACAAATAGTGTAAATTCGAAACAGAAGGGCTTCGGCTCTTCTTTTTTCGCGACATATACAGCTCATATTATAGAAAGGACGTGATATTCATGATTAAAAACAGATTAAGAACATTTTTCTATGCAGCAGTTTATGCGATCGGAGCGGCGTTCGGTTGGAAATTATTCAACGATATGAGCGATCCGGTTAAACGAACTAAGGTTAAGAAAAAGTTCAAACGAATCAAAGAGGCTATCACAGACAAAGACTAAAAAAAAAAGAAAGGGAAGACTTGTACGCAAGCTCTTCTCTTTTTTTTCGCGAAATTTACACGTATTATTATGAAAGAATAGAGTTAGCGGAACTAACGCGAAGCTTGAAAGTAACCGAGGCTAAGCCGAAAGGCAAAGACCGGAGAGGGAAATATCGGACACTCTATTTTTATTTTCTCCAGAGGTGACATATGAGATACCATTACGAAAAACCAACTACATATTCGTGTACGTACGGGAGCGTATTCTATTGCGATCATCCCGTGTATGACGTATGCACATTATTCAAAATAAGAAATAAAGGTTTAGCAGTAATACAGCAGCGGTACGATCCAGATACTAAAAGTACTAGTTGGAGCGAGATTGATCCATGGCTTACGGACGATTTATACTTACATCCTAAATTTAAAGAGTTCTTTGACGATCGAGCAGGACCGAGTGAGGACGGATTATATCCAACAGTTACAATTAGGCAACTTATGTGGGGATTAAAGATGAAACCACTACCTAGAAGTCGCTGGGAGACGTGTTTCGACCGTAAAAGCATCTAAATTCGCGAGAATTACAAGGGGTATTATGAAAGAATACTAAATTTCAGGAGGATGATTAAAATGTTAGATATGCTAATGTTTGCGGTAATTTTCACTGTGGTTCAAGTAATCGGAGGATTTATTGTATTTGGTCTGATGATGTCTAAACCATTCATGAAAATGTTTACCAAAAAATATGTAAGTCTAGCAAAAGATTTGATGGCTGAGATTGAAGATGAACTTTAATAGGGAATCCCGCAAGGGGTTCTTTTTTTTTATACATCGCGAAAAACGCATAGTGTGTTATGAAAACTATTAATTTTAGGAGGATAATTTATATGGTTACATTATTTGTATTATTAATAATTGGAGGAATACTATTGACGGTTCTATCGGGAGCATGTGCAATACTGTTAGACCCAATTATAGCGATTCTTATTATTTATGGATTGTACAAACTTGTAAAGAAAATTACCAAGAAAAAGAAATAATTCAAAAAGGGGATACTCGGAAACGAGCTATTCTCTTTTTCTTTCGCGCAAAACACAGCCTCTATTATGAATAAAGGAGGTAGTGATTATGAAAATATTTGATTTCTTTAAAGGCGGTCTATTAACAATGCTGGCATTTGGTTTGCTGGGATTGGTACTTATGATAGCTTTAATTGTAGCGATATTCTAATCGTAATTCTATATTTCAACAAAAGAGTCTTAAACAAAGGCTCTTTTCTTTCGCGAAAATAACACCTCTTTTTATGGAAGAATACTAAATAAAAGGAGATTAATTATGATCAATATTTCAATAGCTATGTCAGTATTATTTGTAGGAGTTGCGTGTGCAATAAAAAGCATTATGCGTGTACTCAGATAAACTTGACGAATGTTTGGCGAATGAAGTAAACGAATCTTATGGTTGGTAACACTTCAAATTAAGGGACTCAAACGAGCCCTTTAATTTTTTGATCCGCGAAATTTACAAGGGGTATTATGAGAAACAGAAGAGCTCGTTTATACGAGTAAGGGAACGTTTACGTACCCGCAAACTGTTTCTTTTACTTTTTATAAAACACTTGAAAGGTGATGGGTAACCATGAACAAACTATTACGTCAATCGAAGTTATTTATGAAACGCAATGCTTCAACAATTCTTACTGGAGCTGGAGCTGTAGGTGTAGTCATGACTTCGGTTATGGCTGTAAAAGCAACACCCAAAGCTTTAAGATTGTTAGAAAATGCTAAACAAGAAAAAGGAGAGGATCTAACTACATTAGAGGTTATCAAAACGGCAGCGCCTGTTTATATTCCATCAGTACTTGTGGGTGCGGCTACGATCACGTGCATCTTTGGAGCGAACGTATTAAATAAAAAACAGCAAGCGGCTATGATGAGCGCTTACGCATTACTCGATCAATCGTATAAAGATTACAAGAAAAAAGTAGAAGAGTTATATGGCGAAGGATCAACCAAGCAAATTGAGCAAGAGATCGTCAAGGATAAATATAACGAAAGTGACCTATCGATTGATGATAGCGACGGTAAAGAGTTATTCTACGACGCGTTCTCAGAAAGATATTTCAGAGCTACGCTTTCGGACGTGTTAGAAGCAGAGTACGAAGTTAATCACATCCTAGCGTGTGAGTACGGTCTATATTTAAACGGTTTCTACGAGCTGTTGGGTATTGAGGAAGTAGACTACGGCAATTATATCGGATGGTCTTCTGCTGAATTATACGAAACATATTGGAACTCTTGGATCGAGTTTGAACATCAAAAAGTAACGATGGATGACGGACTCGAATGTACAATCATCAATATTCTTACAGAACCGACATTTGATTTCGAAAATTATTAAGTTCCGTACGCAGGTGACGGTTTAGCATGATATTTTGTTAACGAGGTCGCGAAGTAATCAGCGGCTATTATGAAATAATTCTAAAGGAGAGGATTAATATGAAATTTGACATCAGCAAAATCAATTGGAAGAAGGTTGCTACAATCGGAGGTTGCGTGTTTACAGGCGTATTAGCATTTGTAGGCGCAATCGATGAGCATAAGCAAGCTGAACGTGTTGAGGATATGGAAAAACGTATATCCGAACTTGAGAAAAAAGAGTAGGGAGGACCCGATAATGGGGTCTTCTTTTACTTTTAATAATTTATTGAAAGGAGAGATTGACGATGGGTAAACCAAACTTACAACAACTCGTCAAAAGTGCGAAAGTAACGCTTGCGAAGCATAGTCCAGAAATTCTAACTGGCATCGGCATCACAGGCTTACTTACGACAACTGTGTTAGCGGTAAAAGCCACGCCGAAAGCACTTAAATTACTTGAGGAGGTAAAGAAAAATGAGCACAAAGAGACCTTAACAGCTCTCGAGACTGTTAAGACCACTTGGAAATGTTACATTCCGGCGGCAGCTATCGGAGCAACATCTGTAGCGTGTCTCATCGGAGCGAGCTCGGTCAGTGCAAGACGTAACGCTGCGTTAGCGACTGCGTATAAACTGTCCGAAACAGCCTTCCACGAGTATAAAAACAAAGTGGTAGAAACTATTGGCGAGAAAAAAGAGCGCCATATCCATGATGAGATCGACAAAGACCACATGGAGAAGAATCCGGTTAGTAAAAATTCAGTAATCGTTACCGGTATCGGTGATACGTTATGCTACGACCGTCTGTTTAATCAATACTTCTATTCTGATATTGAGAAAATACGAAAAGCGGTCAATGAATTAAACCGTCAGATGTTGGTTCATGATTATGTTTCACTTGATGACTTTTATGACGAATTAAACATCCCGCATGTACAATTGGGAGACCAAATGGGATGGCGCGTGGACAAAGGCTTTATAGAAGTTGACTTCGGTTCACAATTAACTGACGACGGTCGACCGTGTGTCGTTATGCGATATTCTCTGGCACCGGACTACGGATTCTCGTCATACACTTAAACGCGAAAAATACACGTAATATTATGAGCGATAAGCTTACAAAAATTTAAATTATTTTTAGGAGGAATTTTACCATGAAAAAGAACAAAATTGTAGGAGCAATCTTGACAGGAGTACTCGCTATAGGAACAGCATTCGGAGTTGCAAAACTTTTGAAGAAAGACGATGAAAACGGTGACTGTGAAGCAGATAGCTGTGAAGAAGAGAACTACGACGAGGACGATTCGGAAGAAGAATCCGAATAATGACAAATTTTGAGGCGAAACTCGAAGGGAGGTACTTGTAACAAAGTATCTCTCTTTTTGTTTTGTTGAAAGGGGGTTATTGTTATAGAAAGATATATTTATGAAGGACCGGTAGAGGCGTTCGGAAAATGTATAGACAATAACTGGCGTGGCGAGACAATGGCTGATTCGGAGGCGAAAGCTAAATGTAATCTTGCGTACCAGTACAAGAAACAAACTGGTCGTACGGCAGCCACTCGCATAACTCTGCCAGGAAAACTTAGGAAAGGATTGGTGTAACCATGCAAGAGCATACACCTGGCAATAAAAAGAACACGACTATTGAGAAAAAAGCTAGCAAAATAGTCAGTGGTCCAGTTAAAACTAAACAAAAAAGCGAACTTAGTAAAGTCGCTAGCACTTTCATAGCAGAAGACGTGTCAAACGTTAAATCGTATATTATTTGGGACGTGCTAATTCCTGCTGCTAAAAATACAATTCTCGATATTATTATCGACAGTGCGAATATGTTCTTCGGTGGCTCTAAGAGTCGTAAAACAACAAATAACAACTACAACAAAGTAGCATATAACAGCCGCTTCATTGGTTCTGAAAACTCGAGGCCAGCGGAAAGAAGAGGCCCCATTATGCGATACAGTATGCTCGATATTACAGTCCCTAATCGAGGAGAAGCTGAAAAAGTAATCCGTCAGATGCGGGATTCGCTTGAGGAGTACGGCGAGGTATCGGTAGGAGACTTGTATGATTTCTGCGGAATCGATGGCGATTATACTGATTACAAATACGGTTGGGTTAATCTCGAGAGCGCTAGAGCAGTAAGAACTAGAGACGGTTACCTCTTAGATTTACCTAAGATTATACCGTTGAATAAATAATATTTTAGGAGACTAGTATGTACGAATCACAAGATAAAATGGTATCGCATCCGTCTCATTACCAGTCAAGTAAAGGTATCGAAGTTATCAACGTAATCGAAGCTTTTACAGAAAACTTGAAGGGTATTGAGGCGACCGATACCGGAAATATCATCAAATACGCTTGCCGTTGGAAGGATAAGAACGGCATTCAGGATCTCGAAAAGATAATGTGGTATACACAACATCTTATCGATCATTTAAAAGAAAAAGAAATTAAAAACGAAATGGATATTTGTTGTCCATAAGAAAAGGAGACGAATTAGTCATGGCTAAAGGAAGAATTATGACAAATGTATCAAGAACATTCCATAAAGGTTTGTTCCAACTTAAGAAACACAGCCCTGAAATCATGGTAGTAGGCGGTACTATCGGTATGGTTGTCAGTGCTGTAATGGCATGTAAGGCTACAACAAAAGTCGATGCTATTCTCGACAAAACAAAAGAGCAGGTAGACGGTATTCATAGAGTACTTGAAACACCCGAACTTCAGGAAAAGTATAAAAAAGAATACGGCGAAGAATACACTGTAGAAGCAAGTAAGAAAGATCTTGCCGTAGTGTATGCTAAAACCGGTGTAGAATTCGCAAAAGTATATGGTCCGGCTGTACTTCTTGGCGCAGCTTCTGTAACAAGTATCCTTTGCGGACACAACATTCTTAACAAGCGTCATGCAGCTCTTACAGCAGCTTATGCGGTTGTGGATAACGGATTCAAAGAATACCGTGGAAGAGTTGTAGAGCGTTTCGGTGAAGAGCTTGATAGAGAGCTTAAATACAACATCAAATCAAAAGAAATCGAAGAAGAGGTTACGGACGAAGAAGGAAACGTAACTAAGGTTAAGAAAACTGTAGAAGTTCCTGAAATCTCACTGGATAACGAGTATGATCGTTTCTTCATGGAAGGTTGCAATGGCTGGGACAAAGGTGATCCTATTTACAACAAGGCATTCGTTCTTCGACAGCAAGATTGGGCAAATGAGTTGTTGAGAACTCGCGGTCATTTGTTCCTTAACGAAGTGTACGATATGTTCGGTCTATGCCGTACTCGTGCTGGTAGCACTGTAGGTTGGGTATACGATCCTGAGAATCCGGACTTGAACAACTGCGTTGACTTCGGTCTTGGAAGAGACATTGATTTCTCAAAAGGTTTATTCATCAACGGTGAAGAACGCAGCGTATTACTTCGTTTCAATGTTGACGGAAACGTGTGGGATTTGATGAAATGAAGGGATGGACTCAGCTTCGAAGGGTCCGGAAACTATTGGAGAGATGTGTTTGACTACCCGTGGCTTTACGCTCCGGGCGGTCTTGATTAAATTGTATTGAAAGGAGACTGGTCTATGACAGGTAAAGATCTAATCATTTACATTTTACAGAATAACCTTGAAAACGTGCCGATTGACTTTTCAAACGGATTCTTAGGTTTTCTGACCGTTAAGCAAGCTGCCGTGTTACACAACGTTGGTGAAGCCACAGTTCGTATATGGCATCAGCTTAAAGCGATCGAAGGGATAATGATCGGCGACGAACTTTATATTTTACCGACTAGTAAACCAAAAATCGATATGTGATCGAATGAAAGGGGATCTTACTAATGAACCGACTTATTGCATTTTTATCGATGCTTGATCATTCATTAGATACAAAGAAAAGACGTCACATCGCAGGGGGTATTTTATTGAGCGTCTCCGTACTATTTGGCGGATTAGCATTTACCGTCATGACATTAAAAATGGAGGATATTATTGAAGATGAACAAAACGTTTAGTTATATTTTGACGTTTTCTGCGGGCGTAGCGATAGGAGTTGCTGCGTCCTGGAAATTACTCAAAGATCATTATGAAAAAATTACACAGGAGGAGATCGATTCATTTTACGATTCGTTATCTCCTTCTAAGAACCATGAGGAAGAAACTCATGAAACAGAAGTCAACGAGGTCGTAGTTGCGAAAAAAGAATACGCAGACGTACTAACAGCGACCGGATATGCAGGTAAAGAAATCACAGACGAGGAGGTGTCAGATGTGAGACCTAAAGTTATTAGCGATAGCGAATTCGCAGCTCTCGACGAAAACGAATATGACATAATCACACTTACGTATTATGCAGACGGAATTCTCTCGGACGACCGCGATGATATTATCTATGATATAGACGATATTATCGGAGAAGATTCGCTTGAAGCGTTTAAAGACGTTGACGAACGCGGTAATCCAGTAGATACAATTTATGTTGTCAATGATGAACTGGGAACAGCGTACGAGATCTTGAGAGATAATCGTGAGTATGAATCCGTTACTAGAAAGCTCTACAGAGGGTCACATCTGGATAACGACACATGACACAAAAAGACATTATCAATGAATATTTTAATTGGTTATGCGACGTAGCATGTCAGCAAAGATTCGCAAAGCCTATACCATTTAAAAAACTATTTACAAGGTTGCATGATACCGATTTTATATTCTTGATACCGAGGGATGAAGACCGAGCTGAAAATGGCATAAGTCTTCGTTATCAGTTCGCCGTTAATAACGGATATGAGGACTACGTCCATACAGTTCTGGATTACTTGAGAGGACCTTGTAGTGTTCTTGAAATGATGGTCGCATTAGCGATTAAAATGGAAGAGACTATGGAAGATCCCGTAAGAGGCGACAGAACTGGACAATGGTTCTGGATAATGATAAGAAACCTCGGCTTGAGTGGGATGGACGATGTGAGATTTGATAAAAAACTAGTCGATGGAATACTTGATAGATTTTTAAATCGAGCATACGACTCAGACGGAAAAGGTGGGTTATTCATAATCCATAACTGCGACGTCGACCTAAGATATGTTGAAATTTGGTATCAAATGTGCTGGTATTTAGATACTTTTGTGTGACTATTAGAAAAGGAGAAAAAGGAATGTGCTTGACTTTTTGATAATTTCAACCGAGACGAAAAAATCGGGTGCAATTGAAGTCTATCCAAAGTTTGTAATGAAAAAAAGCTCCGACCTAATGGTTCGAGGTGGTGACTTCTACGCTATTTGGTGCGAGGATAGAGGACTGTGGTCTACGGACGAACAAGACGCTATCGACCTTATAGACAGAGAGCTCGAAGCTTACGTAGAAAGACATCGTCAAGAACTAGGAAGTCGTGTAAAAATCCTATATATGTGGGATGCGGAGTCAGGCATGATCGATCGATGGCATAAATACTGTCAACAACAATTGAGAGCTTCATACACCATGTTAGATGAGAAACTTATATTTTCTAACATGGAAGCTAATAAAAAAGACTATGCAAGCAAACGATTGAATTATCCATTAGAACCTGGAAGTATTGAGGCGTGGGATAAGCTAATCGGCACACTGTACGAGCCAGAAGAACGAGCAAAAATAGAATGGGCCATCGGAGCGATAGTTACCGGTGGTTCTAAAACTTTGCAGAAATTCATGGTTTTGTATGGTTCTGCCGGTACTGGTAAATCTACGATCATCAATGTCATCCAGCAGCTATTCGATGGATATTATTCGGTATTTGATGCAAAAGCGCTTGGTTCATCTAACAGTGCATTCGCGTTAGAATCTTTTAGAACCAATCCGCTTGTAGCGATTCAACATGACGGTGATTTGTCTAAGATCGAGGATAATACTAGATTGAACAGTTTGGTCTCTCATGAGCGTATGACTGTGAACGAGAAATACACAAAAACATACGACAATGACTTTAAATGTTTCTTAATCATGGGCACCAACAAACCTGTAAAGATTACAGATGCAAAATCTGGTATTATTCGACGATTGATTGATGTATCGCCATCTGGCAAAAAACTTAACCCGAAAGAGTATAGAGCGGTTACGAAACAAGTCAGCTTTGAGCTAGGTGCTATTGCGTGTCACTGCAGGGACATATATTTAGCGAATCCGCATAGGTATGACGATTATATTCCTATGACGATGTTCGGAGCGACTAACGACTTCTATAACTTCATTCTTGATTCGTATCATATATTTAAAAAGGAAGATGGTACGACGATGAAAGCTGCTTGGGAAATGTATAAAAACTACTGCGATGATGCAAAGGTTCCATATCCGTTATCTCAGCGAAGCTTCAAAGAAGAACTTAAAAACTACTTTTGGGAATACAACGATAGATTCAGTTTAGATGATGGATCCAGAGTCCGTAGTTATTACACAGGATTCAGGACTGATAAATTTGAACCTCCTGACGAGGGTAAGAAAGAAGAACATACAGCAAAACTTATCGACTTTATATTTACAGAATCTATATTCGATAAAGAACGATTTAATTGCGTCGCTCAATATGCTACGTCAAAGGGTACACCTACTGAAAAGTGGGACGAGGTTAAGACTAGACTATCCGAATTGGATACTTCTAAGCTTCACTTCGTAAAAGTCCCAGAGAATCATATTGTTATTGACTTCGATCTTCGTGGTAATGATGGTAGAAAATCGCTTAAACGAAACGTCGAAGAAGCTAGTAAATGGCCGCCTACGTACGCTGAATTAAGTAAAAGTGGAAACGGTGTGCATTTGCATTATATTTATGATGGCGACGTATCTAAGCTTAGTCGAATATACGATGAAAATATTGAAGTGAAAGTATTTACGGGCAAGAGTTCTCTTCGAAGAAAACTTACGAAGTGTAACGACTTACCTATTGCTACTATTAATTCTGGATTGCCGTTGAAAGGAGAGGATAAGTTGATAAATTTTGAAGGCGTTAAAAACGAAAAAATGTTGAGACGGATGATATTGAAGAATCTCAACAAAGAGTATCACGATGCTACCAAACCTAGCGTGGATTATATTTACGCATTACTTGAAGAAGCGTATAAAAAAGGTATTGGTTACGACGTGAGTGATTTACGAAATGCAGTGTTGGCGTTTGCTGTCAATAGTACAAACCAATCTGACTACTGCATCAAACTCGTAAACAAAATGAAATTTAAATCAGAAGAGCCGTCAATCGATGAAGTTGTCGACAATGACGGTAAATACGTATTCTACGACGTTGAGGTATTTCCTAACTTATTCCTAGTCAACTGGAAAATGCAAGGTAAGGATAAACCTGTAGTACGAATGATAAACCCGACACCGTCAGATATTGAGGAGTTGCTACACTTCAAACTGATAGGGTTCAACTGTCGTAGATACGATAACCATATGTTATATGCTCGACTTATGGGATATGACAACGAGCAGCTGTATAAACTGTCTCAGAATATTGTTAGTGGTGTCCGAAATGCATTCTTCGGAGAAGCCTACAACATATCGTTTACGGACGTTTACGACTTTGCCGCAAAGAAGCAGTCTTTGAAGAAATGGGAAATCGAACTTGGTATTCATCACCAGGAACTTGGTTTGCCTTGGGATCAACCTGTTCCGGAAGAGATGTGGACTAAAGTTGCTGAGTACTGTGATAACGACGTAATCGCAACTGAAGCGGTATTCGAGCGTCTTGCAGGTGACTGGAAAGCGCGTCAGATACTTGCTGATATTGCAGGCGGAACCTATAACGATACGACTAACAGTCTATCTACTAAATTTATATTTGGTAACAATCGCAAACCTCAGAACCAATTCAACTATCGTAATCTAGCAGAGCCTGTTGGACCTGAGCATTACGATGAATTGGTAGAGGCTTACGGACGTACAGATTTCCGTATATTTGACGACAAAGGTCAACCTATCTATAAGACATACACTCACGGTATGCAGTTGCCTAAAGGATACAGCTTGCTTCCGTTCTTCCCCGGATACGAATTCAAGAATGGTAAGTCTACTTATCGAGGAATTGAGGTCGGCGAAGGCGGATGCGTAATAGCCGAACCGGGCATTCATGTTTTAATAGCATTACTCGACGTCGCATCGATGCATCCTGCTAGTATTATTGCAGAAATGCTGTTTGGTCCGGAGTTCACGAAACGATTCCAGGATATTAGAGATGCTCGTGTAGCGATCAAACATAAAGATTTCGATACCGCTAGAAGTATGCTTAATGGCGCTTTGGCTAAGTACTTGGACGATGAAGAATTAGCGTCCGACTTGGCTCAAGCTTTGAAGATCGTAATCAACTCAGTTTATGGTTTGACAGCGGCTGCATTTGAGAATCCGTTCAGAGATCCTCGTAATAAGGACAACATCGTAGCTAAGCGTGGAGCTTTGTTCATGGTAAATCTTATGTACGAAGTTCAGGCGAGAGGATTCACTGTAGCTCATATCAAGACCGACTCTATTAAGATACCTAACGCCACACCTGAAATTATTCAGTTTGTTATGGATTATGGTAAAGAATTCGGTTACACATTCGAGCACGAGGCTACGTACGACCGTATGTGTCTTGTAAATAACGCTGTTTATATTGCTAAGTATAAAGGCGGTAAGCATGATGGCGAATGGACTGCTACAGGCACTCAATTCCAGGTACCGTACGTATTCAAGACTCTGTTTAGCAAAGAACCTATTGAGTTTGACGATATGTGCGAAACAAAGAGCGTTAGTACAGCTATATATTTGAAACGCTCAGAAGATGAGATCACTATCGACCTCAATACCGGTAAGGAGACAGTAATACCTAAGGACAGCACTCCTGAATTCATAGGACGAGTTGGTAGATTCTGTCCGATTAAACCTGGCTGTGGCGGTAGTGAGCTATTGCGCGAAAGTAAGGATAAGGACGGTAATGTTAAATACGGAGCTGTTACTGGAGCAAAAGGCTATGAATGGCTTGAGTCCGAGGTAGTTAAGCTGCTTAATAAAGAAGCCGATATAGACCGCTCATATTACGATAAACTCGTAGACGAAGCGATTGATGCTATATCTGAATACGGCGACTTCGAATGGTTTGTTTCGGATGACGTGAGCGAACCTATAGAGCCGCCTAAAGAGGTCTTGCCTTGGTTGGTAGCTTGCGGTAAAACAACTTGCTTAGGCTGCCCTCACTTTACAAACGACCGCTTTGACATGGATTGTAAAGCTGGTTATGACAATTCAGATTTCATTAAGATGATGACTAGTCAGGAGTGAGCACCTCGCAAAATAAAATAGACAGACTTCAGAGAATTATAATATTGCATTCTTATATTTACTATCACTTAGACGACAACGTCCTAACCGACTTCGAATACGATTCTAAAGCGCATAGACTCGCTGCTTATAAACAGGAGTATCCTGAACTTTGGAAGAGCAGTAAGTATTACGAGCAGTTCGGAGACGATTACGATGGATCAACGGGGTTTGGTCTTTATGACAGGCTAGACCCTGAACAACAAAAAATTATACGTCATATAGCAAAATATAGACACGAAAAGGAGAAACAATAATGGCAATTATATCACCTAGATCTCAGAGAGAAAAAAAACTTATTCACATCGAAAATTCAAGATTTATATTTAACACAAACTTTGCGGGGGATCCTGAAAAAGACAGATTCGGTTCTGACGCAAGACAGGCGAACCTTGTAATTCCTTCGTACGAGCAGGCTATGGAACTTCTCGATATGGGTCTTAAGGTTAAACAGACTAATCCTAGACCTGGCGAGGAAGAAAACTATGAACCGACATATTTCGTATCGATTAAAGCGAACTATGATTCAGACTGGCCTCCTAAGGTACATCTTATCTCAGGCGATTCCGAACCTAGATTGCTCGATGAAGAATCTGTGGGTCTTATAGACAAATGCTACGTATTGAACGTAGATGCGGTTCTTAACGTTTATGAGAATTCAAGAACTGGTACAAAATCCTTGTACGTACGAACACTGTATGTAACACAGGACGTTGAAGAAGATCCGTTTGCTGCAAAATACGCAAGACGATAAATACATCCCCATGTCCCGCGTGAAACGCGATAAATACATGGTCCTTTATAGAAAACATTAAAGGAGGGCCTTGTTATGGCTAAGTATAAGATAATCAAAAAATCAACAAAGAAAGAACAAGAGGAAAAAGTCGATTATGAATATTTGATTGAGGCGGCTAAACTCTTGGGTTTTAAAAGTGTTGACGATATGAAAGTTCATATTGATAGACATGGCGCTATTTAATAACTAAGAAAAGACTTGGTGAGAACATCACTGAGTCTTTCTTTTTTATATTCCACTACCCGTCACTTAGTCACTGGAAATACATTTAAGGGAGCTGGCTATAATGACCAGAGAAATGAAGTTGTACGGAGACAAAGTTTACGGAGTAAAAGTATCAGACTACGGATTAGAACGTGGGTATTTGGACTACAGAGCACTGGCTGGAATCTTAGAAGACGTAATCTTAAATAACACCATTCGTGCTGAAACTATGTGTGATTGGGAGATCGTGACTGGTGAATTCAAAGAAATGATATTTCAAGACTACATCATTTCAGAGCGCGGTTACGAATTCTTGAAAGATTTTACGGACGAAATTGTGTTCTATAACGAAAAGCTTGACGTTTATATTTGGGGCGTTACGCATTTCGGAACTAGCTGGGATTATGTGTTGACAGATATTCGACTAATTAAGGAGGATGACTAATCATGAAAACCGAGAAATGGTATAACAAACGATTACGTGAGTATTTTATGGATCACTATGGAGAGCATGAGTATGATTCTGAATGGTTTGTAAATCCAGCACCGAACAAATGGAAATGCTACCTACCAGGACCTCAGTTGACTATCACATTCGCTTGTGACGACGATGGTGAGGTTACAGAGTATATTCACGGTTTAAATATGAGACCCGAGGTTTTATATTCTATCGTGCAAGCTGCCGGACGTGGCATGGACGCTCTGTATGAGGATTTTATTATCCACCTTGTCGGCGAAGAAGGTTTTCAAGTATTACGAACTCACAAGAAACTATTAACTTGTGGGTCTATTAACGGGCGTAATCTATATACGCTAAATTGATATTTTAAGAGGGTCCGCTTCGGCGGGCTCTTTAGTTTTTATTAATGAAAAGGAGAAAAAAGTATGAACGAGTTCAAAAACATAGCGACAATTGAATGGGCACATGCGTATTTGACCAATCGTGGTTTTTCAGTTGAGTCGCACCCTGTAACTCAGCAAAACGTATCGTACGATATTTCTATTCGCAAAAACGGATTTTATAGAAAAGAACGAATCTATGGATTATGTAATGTTTCTTATGAGGTGGCAATACAACGTTTAAATCGAATGATTCGCGATTTTGAAAAAGATTATTGTACAAGAGAAGTAAGTTCGACATGTCCTGATCGTCATTCATGTTCTAGTTATGCATTTCGTAGGAATGGCTGCATAGGATGTTCTGAATTTGAAAAGGAGAAAAACAAAATGAAAAACATTGTATTTGATATTTCAAGAGACGGACCGGTAGACAAGCTGGTTATGAAGGATAATGTGTACGATGTATGCGTTAAAGAAGTGGATTCTTATGGCTCACCCTACGATACGAAAACTGTTCTTAAGGCTGAAATCACAGATAAGTCGCCGATTAGATACGAGCCTAAAATCACGACGAGAACAGACGGTATAATGGCTCAGATAGAGGCATATAAAGTTATGACCACTTACAACCCCGATCGCAAAGACTCCATCAACGAAGGTAAACTTCAGATTAAGGACGTTATATTCAATCCGCCTGCTACTATCGTATTCTGGTCTGATGGATCAAAGACTGTAGTGAAGGCTGCGAACGAGGTATACGATCCCGAGAAGGGTCTTGCTATGGCGATTGCTAAGCGAGCTATGGGCAACCAGGGCAACTACTTCGAAACGTTTAAGAAGTATGTTGATCCGTATAACGAGAAGTGCATCGGTGATATTTCAGAATTCGCTAGGATTTTCGCTAGTATTGTTAGTGGAAAACCTATAGCTAAAGTTAAATCCGTAGAAGAAACCGAGACTGGAGTTACTGTAAAAGCTGAACTTAACAAACCTCTTCCTGAAAAACCTTACCGCATCTGGTACTCATATTACCACTCATCGGATGGAAGCTTTGCTGGTTCAGGCGTGTATCATAAAGAATACATACGTAAGTGTGATGCTTCCAGGATCGCTAAGAAACGATATATCAGTAACGATAAAATTACAGTTCGTTGGATGGTAGCTCAGGAGAACCCTTGGATTAGCGGTGAATGGGAAAAGAAATTCGGAAGTGACAGCTGATGGCGATTCAGCTACGAGACTATCAGCTAGACGCTATTGAACGAATGTCTAACGGCTGCATACTCAACGGCGGAGTTGGATCTGGTAAATCTCGTACGGCGCTTGCATACTATTACAAAGAGCAAGGCGGAGATTTGCATTCCGACCGCTATAAAGAGATGGATAAACCGAAAGACCTATACATAATCACTACGGCGCGAAAACGAGATACTTTGGAATGGGAAGGCGAAATGGCACCGTTCCTAATCACTACAAAACCTGACTTAGCAATCTACCATAATCACAAGGTTGTAGTGGACTCGTGGAATAACATAAAAAAGTATCAAGATGTGTACGGGGCATTCTTTATATTTGACGAGCAGAGAGTTGTCGGTTCTGGAGCGTGGGTAAAGGCATTCTTAAAGATTGCAAGAAAAAACAAATGGATTCTTTTATCTGCGACTCCAGGAGACACTTGGACTGATTATATTCCGGTGTTTGTTGCTAATGGGTTCTATAGAAATAAAACAGAATTCATTAACAAGCATGTTATATATCGATGGGTAAATAAGAGTTATCCTAAAATCGATAGGTACATAAACACCGGACGACTAATCAAGCTGCGAAATCAAATCTTGGTCGACATGGATTTCCATCGAAGTACGGTGTCACATCATAACGATATCTTTGTTCAGTATGATATTTTGAAATACAAGGAACTGACTAAGCATCGTTGGAACCCGTATACGAATGAACCGGTAATCAATGCTGCTGAGTTATGTTACACCTGGAGACGAATCGTAAACGAAGACCAATCAAGGCAAGTAGCATTGCTTGAGCTGTTCGAGAAACATCCTAAGATGATAGTCTTCTATAACTTCGATTATGAGCTTGATATTCTAAGAGGCATATTCGAAGCTTCTGGTACGACCTACGCAGAATGGAACGGACATAAGCATCAACCTATTCCGGAAGGAAAACAATGGGTTTACTTAGTTCAGTATACTGCCGGCTGTGAAGGGTGGAACTGTATAACAACTGATACGATAGTATTCTACTCTCAGAACTATAGCTATAAAGTTATGGAGCAGGCTAGAGGACGAATCGATCGAATGAATACGCCATTTATCAATTTATATTACTATCATCTAAAGAGCAGAGCGCCTATCGACTTAGCTATTAGTAGAGCCGTAGCTTCAAAGAAGAGCTTTAATGAGTCTAGGTACGCTAGTCGCTTCGCGTAAATTGCATCCGATATTATGAAAGGATGTGTTGTATATGAAAAAACTATCAAAAGAACAGGTTGAACATCTTGTTGAAATCTGTCCGGTAATATCTCAAATAGGAGTAGCTAAAATGATATTAGCGGCAAATGGTAAACGAGTTGTAGATGAAAAATACGATAAAGATAGTGGAATGTATACTTTCACGATTATTGAAAGGACTAATAGTCTAGGCTGAAAAAGCTTAGGCTATTTTCTTTCCGCGTAAAAAACATAGTCCTTTATGAAAGGATGTGATTGTATGTTTAAAGACATTTTTAGATTGAGAGAGAGGGTTTCGGATCTTGAATATGAGGTTCAATCGTTGAGGAATTTACTTAATGTAAGTATTGACACAAACAGTATGCTGGTTAAGAGGGTTCTAAAATTAGAAGACGAAATAGCTAAGATCTCTAAAACAACTCAAAATAATACTAAAACGTCTACATAAACACATAAAGACAATAGTCTAGGCTAAAGCAGCTTAGGCTATTTTCTTTTTAAATTTATATTTATAGCCCTAGCAAAGCTAGGCTTTCGGTCAAAGACCGAGAAGAAAGGAGTGATCTTTACGGATTACTGTTCACAATGCGCTAAATGCGTCTATGACAAAGCACGAGGGTTGCATCGTTGCGAGGTATTCAGGCACGAGATACTTTGGTCTGATAGATATTTAGCGTGCGATCGCTTTAATACAATTAAAAACTCACCGGAGGAAAAAGACAATGAGATGTCCTAAATGTGGAAGAGTAGCTGGTCAGATGGACCACGTTATTACTGATGAAAACGAAGTGTACAGAGAGCTCTATTGTAAGAGTTGTAATTACAAGTTCTACACTATCGAATATGAGGTAGAGCGTAACAACCAGTTCGCAGCGGAGTGGAAAAAGTACAGCACTAAAAAAGCTAGACAGAGAATCATTAAAGATTACGGGATAAGATAAGGAGATTATTGATGAAAATTTTGAAAGGAGAAATACTTATGAAATGGAGAAAATAAAGTATGGAAACATGGAAAAAAGCGGCACTTAAGTACAAATCTAAAGGGCTGAAACTCGGAGAAATCGTAGAAATAATCGAGGAGGAATTTGGTCTCGAGAACATGTACGGACGAGTTAGTCAGTACCTACATCGTGAGAAAAAGAAGAAAAAACCCAAACTTGAAAAACGAGTATCTATCCAAAACCAAGAGCCCGAGCATTATGAGGGTAAGTGGGACGGAACAGAGACTCTTCGTTTCGCTGTAATGGGCGATACACAGGTCGGTAGTAAATACACGCAGCTTACACACCTTCATAACTTCTATGATATTTGCGAGAAGGAAGGGATTAAAGACGTGTATCATACTGGTGATCTGACGGACGGGTTGAAAATGCGTGTCGGTCACGAATATGAATTGTACGAGGTGTCCGCTGACGAAATGAGAGATGATGTGGTTAAGAACTATCCTAAACGCGATGGTATCACTACTCACTTCATTACAGGAAACCGTGATGCAAGTATTTACAAGCAAGTAGGTTACGACATTGGTCAGGCTATTGCAATGTTGAGACCTGATATGGAGTACTTAGGACGAGATTGCGCAGTCGTTAATCTCACTCCTAACTGTACTCTCGAATTAAGACATCCCTGGGACGGTTCGGCATATTCATTGAGTTATAGACCTCAGAAGATGATCGAATCTATGGACGATGACTCTAAACCTACTATATTAGCGATAGGTCATTATCATAAACAGGGAGACTTCCTCTTTAGAGGTGTTCACGCGATGTTAACTGCTAGTTTTCAGAGTCAGACACCATTTCTTAGAGGAAAGAGTATTGCGTCTATAATCGGTGGTTATATAGTAACTATTAAGGTGGATAAGGACGGATTCATTCGCGGATTCCAGCCTGAATTTATACACTATAAGAAACCGATTAAGGACGACTATAAAAATTTTAAATAATTAAAGGAGAAAAAAACTATGAACGAAACTGTATTGAAAATCATGGATTTGTTAAAGGAATCTGGAATGCCGTATCGAGTTCTTTGCGATGGAGAAACAGGCGGCTACACAATCACAATTAAAGAAAAAACTAACTAATTAAAATTTTATACCACAACCCTAGTAACACTAGGGGCGCCAACCTACTGGTTGTGCGGAAAGGAGAGAATTATTGTTATGAGTATTAGTATGAAAAATATTGAGAGAAGCGTGAATGCTGCGTTAGGACTTCCTACGTTTAAAAAAGAGACACCAAAAGTAGAAATTCCCGAATGGATCTGGGTTGAAGGTTATAAAGGCACTGATAAAGATATGAAGTGCCGTGATTATCAGTATGAACTCGGTAAGCAATTTGACATGCCTGAGGATGCTGAAATCGATTTGTGCAGTAGTGGTTTTCATTTCTGTCAGAAGCTTAAGGACGTATTTAAATACTATGATGTTAAGAACGGTAATCGTTTCTTTAAAGTAACAGCGCTTATACGTACTGGTGAGATTAAAAAATTAGATACCCCCCTCAATATTTGGTCAGTTGGTTCTTGGAGTATTGACTCTAAAGAAACTTCGAAATCTATTGTATTCACCAGAGAGCTCACAACCGACGAAATTCTTGAAGCTAAGGAAGATTGTTCACTCGGAGATTTTACCGAGGAAGAGAAAGTTCTGATTAGAGAAGTCGGAATAGATGATATTTATAATATCAGAAAGATAGCGGATCTTGAAGCAATCGGTTACGCACACGAGGTAGCAGATATTATCGTTAGAAGATACACTTTTGACACATATGATCTCGCCATGGCGCTTTCTAAGCAGACTGATATTTCTATGGACGCGAGGGTTATTGCCGTCTTTAGCGCACATGGCGAACGTAAAAAATATGTCGATGAGTTTGTCACAAAGAACTTTACCTTCCCTATAACAAACCCTTACATCCAACCGCTTTCAGCAACTAAGACACGCGGAAGAAAAAACTAATTATTGATATTTAAAGGAGAAACAAAATGCCTAAATCAATACTTGTAAGTTACGTAGAAAACGAGAATCCGTACGAGTCAATACTTGTTGTCGGGAAGAAGCGCAAAAACCAATCTGTTGAGATTATTAACGCGTTCTCTGGAGCTGAAGCTACGGAGCTTTGGAATAAACTCATTACTAAGAGGGAGAAAACAAATGAGTAAATGTAACACTTGCAAACTCGCTTTATTCAATCCTGTATGGGGCGAATACAAATGCTCTAAGACTGGATTGATTATATACGATATAAACACTAAGGAAGGTTGTAAGGACTATAAACAGGGCGAACCTGGAATGTCTAAGGATTTACCGGAGGAGAAGTAAATTATGAAAAGATATTATTAAAAAAACTCGCGCAAAAAACATGCTCCTTTATGACAATAAATTAAAGGAGAATAAAATTATGAAGAAAAGAATATTATACCGTTTACTCGGTTTGGCGTTGACTATATTTTCGATATGGTTTATTCCGCATAGTGGCGGAGATGGAGGATATCTAGTATTTTCAATACCACTCGGGTTATGGATACTATTCGGACCTAAAGAAATGTTCGATTAATTTAAAGAAAAAAGAGGGGTACTCGTAACAGGGTATCTCTCTTTTAAATTTTTGAAAGGAAGGAAAAATTGATGGCTGATGAAAAATTAAAACAAAAGGTTGAAGTGCACGAGCAAGCACTAAAGCTGCAAACTAATATTAATTACGGTTTCGTCGACCTATTAAAAGACCTTACTGCAAGAATTGAACTTTTAGAGAAGAAATTGGAGGAGAATAAGCGATGAGTGATGGTTTGATAACTTTTGATAAGCCATTAAAGATAGATTGCTACCATTGCGGAAAATTCATAGACATTGAAAAGACGATATATATGGACAATCATCATTTCTGTCCCGACTGTTATGAAAAAATTAAAAAAGAGTCTGTAAAGAAATCATCAAAGCCCGCTACGGACGTAGACATCCACAAGATCATTGACGATGCGATGGAGAAGAAGGATCGTAGCGTTACTATATTTATCAACAAGGATGCTACTACTGTTAGCGTGTATCCATATGAGGATAAACCCTTAGCATGGGTTGAGTCTACGAAAACGAATTATTCATACCAATGCCCAACGTGTGGTGATCACTTTAGAACACAGTCTCCATACTGTCCAACATGCGGAGAAAAATTAAAGTTCATCAATATTTATGACTAAAGGAGAGAATTTATGGCTGATGTAAAAATTTTCACTGATAACATCGAACATGAAGCCGTCAATCAAATAAACACGCTTATTGAACAACCGGCTTTTTCGGACTGTAAAGTGCGCATCATGCCTGACGTTCATGCGGGCGCTGGATGTGTAATAGGGTTTACGGCTGATCTGGGTGACAAAGTTATTCCTAATATAGTTGGAGTCGATATTGGTTGCGGAATGTATACAATTAAACTTGGTAAATGTGATATTAACTTTGACAAGCTCGATTCTACAATTAGAGCTAAGATACCTTCAGGACGAAATGTTTACGGAAACTTGTGCCCGGACTATGTAAAACATAGAAGTCAAGAGCTAATAGACAAGCTTAATTGTAAATATGAACTTCGTAACCGAGATTGGTTAATACATTCGTTAGGAACTCTCGGAGGAGGCAATCATTTCATCGAAATAGACGAGGATAATAGCGGTGATAAATATCTCATCGTCCATAGCGGTAGTAGAAATCTCGGAAAACAGGTTGCTGACATATACCAAAGAAAAGCTATCACACGCTTATATTCCAAGAAAGATGAAAGAGCAGCTATAATTGAAAAACTCAAAAAAGAAGGTCGAGAAACAGAAATTCAAAACGAATTATCCAAATTGTCGTTTAAGCAGCGAACCGCACCTCCTAAAGAACTCTGTTATCTTGAAGGGTCGGATAGAGATGATTATCTGTTCGACATGAGAATTTGTCAGAGATTTGCTAAGTGCAACCGAGAAATAATTGCTAGGCGCATTTGTATAGGCATGGGCTGGGATTGGGCTGATAACCGCGGATTTCATACAGTTCATAACTATGTTGATAGCGACAATATGGTTCGTAAAGGTGCAATTTCTGCTAGACAAGGAGAGCTTCTACTTATACCTATAAATATGCGCGATGGTTGTATATTAGGTGTTGGTAAAGGTAATGAAGATTGGAATCATTCGGCCCCTCATGGCGCTGGACGTATTATGAGTCGTATTAAAGCCAAAGAAATGCTGTCTATAGATGATTTTAAAGAGTCTATGAATGGTATTTTTACGACATCTGTGAATGAATTCACGATAGATGAAAGTCCAATGGCATACAAACCGATGGATGAGATTATATCGAATATCAAAGACACGGTAAACATCGTTACAATAATTAAACCTATTTATAATTTTAAAGCATGTGATTGATATTTAAAGGAGAGAATTTATGGCTACTGAAAAGAAAAACGAAAGAAAACACGAGCTTAAGGATATTCAGCTCTTTGAAGAGGAGTAAAAAAATATGACTACACTTGAATTTGCGAAAAAATGCCTGGGTAAGGCACAGAAAAATCTCGAAAGAGCTAAGACTAGACCTGGTGTCACTAAAGAGGAACTTGATGCATTGACTGAGAAGCTTATGCATTATAAAAACATCATTTATATTCTCGAGAGGGAGGATATGAGATGAAAGTTAGAGCCATTTGGGAATTTGATGCTGACGTGTCTGATATTTCGTCGGAGCATGTGGACGTCGAAGGACATGCAAAAGATTTGGCGAAGAACGAACTCAGTTGGTGGATGTCGGAAAGAGGATGTCTATTCGCTGACGAATTTACGTTTGAGGTTGTTAAGGAGTCGCCTGAAGATGAACGTAGTCTATATAACAGCATGTGTTGTAGCGCCATTAATGAAAACATAATATATGCCACTCAAGAAGTGTACGAACGCATGAGGGCTAATCGTAAAAACATTATAGTTGACTCTAAAGGTAAACCTCGTATGGTATTAAAAGTTATTAAGAAAGGAAATGATTGATGAGCGATAAAGATAATCCAATAACTCGTGAAGAGCTGGAACTGATTATAAAACAAATGATTAATTTAGAAATAAGCATGTCGAATGACGGACATCCGTTTTATCGATAGAAAAGGAGAAAGATTGATGACTAACTTATATTACATATGCAACATCGGGTGCGATGCCGAGACACATGGTCTTGCGCGTATATCTGATGAGGATTTCCCTAAGTTTAAAGAAATCATAGAGAACCTTAATAAGAACTCTACATATGGCTGTATGCCAAAGATCGAGGTGTATAAGATATTCGAAGGGTTAATTATGGAATACAGCGGTAATATTTCTGATTCTACGAACTTACATCTTGACGGGCGAGTGTATATTCTCGCGACGGGTTCTATATACAACTATAAAAACGGAAAAAACGAATTGATTGAAGGAGTTGAACGAGTAATATGATCAAACTTGAAAATACGATAACACCTTCGCCTGGACAGTGGATGATAACTGTATTAGGCGCTCGTAACGCGATGAATAGCTGGGATCGTAGCGACAGCGAGATTAAGTATGAAAACGTACGCGATTCCACTGGATATTTAGACATGGGTCCGAACGATCATGATTTACTTATGAGACTTAGAAATGCAGGTACGGATCACAGAAAATATTTGAGAATGCTGCCTGTACACGTAAACATAACAGCTCCGCTTTATTGGTGGAAGGAATTCGATACTTACAAAATCGGGACTACTGCGAACTCTTGCTCAACTATGCACAAGATTCATGAGAAGGAGTTTACTCTTGATGACTTTAGCCATGAGCATTTGCTGTACGATCACGATGATGAGGTTTGTCCGGTTAGAGCGGGTTTATATTTTGAGGTTCGACCACCCATTAACGAAGATTTTGTATGGAACAAATTCATTTCGCCAAAAAGTGGACTCGAAATAATTATAGAACTGCTTAATACGAATCGAGAACTATTCCTTGAAACTAAAGACAAGCGTTACTGGTGGCAGATGATCCAGCTTCTTCCCAGCTCGTATAACCAGAAACGTACGGTTATGTTGAATTACGAGGTTTTGGCGAATATCTATAAGTCTCGTAAGAATCATAAACTTCAGGAATGGTTGGAGCTGTGTAAGTGGATCGAGGGGCTGCCTTATAGTGAGTTGATTACGGGTAATATCGGTAATGGCGAAGCCAGCGATGGTGGGGTGAAGGAATGAAAGCATCTTATGTTTTACCATCCGGTAACTATAACATTCTATTAGAAAAAGATGATCTTTTAACGTTGTTAGAAAAAGGACATATTTGTGTAACCCCGTTGAAACATGTGCCTTGTACGTCGAGTAGAGCTCTTTTCGACCCTGATAAGTCTGAAATGAATATACTCGATAAACATGACGTGCCTAACATGTTAATGTTTTATCTGGACGAACCAGTAGCAGACATTGACGCTGGGGAACATTATGTTCAGTTTCTAACTCTCAATATAGAAGACGACGTGTTGAAAGAAATCAAAAAGGAAGTGAATTGATGAAAGTAGCAATATTGATATTTTGTGGTCTGGTTGCTATGTGTATCGGGTACGGTCCATTTGTGATGTCTGGTAAATTGAGCGAACAGGAGAGGAAGAGAAAACAAAGAGGAGAAAAAAATCAACACTCTAGATAATGGAGGAACTTTATGAGTAATAATAACAAACAAAAGAGTTGCTGGTGGTGCCTAACTATGATAATCGTATACGCAATTATTATATTTGTATTTACGATATTCATACACGTCAAAGTGCTCGCTATTGAGTCCGCTACATATGAACCGTCGGTAACACCGTGTGAGAGTCCGATTGTGGATACTCCTATGATTAATATTGAAGAAGAGATAGTCATCGCTGAGACAGAACCTGTCGTGCCTGCTGTGAGGTATTTTGACGTTCCGTTGAGTGAAGACTTGCAGGATCATATATTTGCAGTATGTGAGAGTTATGGTGTGGATCCTGTAGTAGTCATGGCGGTGATTAAGAAAGAATCAATGTTTAAAGCTGGTGAGATTGGCGATAGCGGAAACTCATTCGGCTTGATGCAGATTCAACCTAGATGGCATGGGGCACCCTATTCCACTAGAATGGAGAGACTTGGAGTTACTGACTTGTTAGATCCGTACCAGAACGTCATTGTTGGCATTGATATTTTGGCTGAGTTATTCAGCAAAGGCGGATCTTTGGAGTGGGTTTTGATGTCGTACAATGGAGGTTATGCGCATGCAAACAATCATATTGCTAATGGCACTGTTAGTGATTATGTTGCTATTGTTACGAATTATATGAACACAATTGAAAGGAAATGATATTTATGGATTACAAGATGAGAGAATTAAAAAAGAACGGTGAGGGTTATGACGATCCTACCGCATATGAAGCTATTAAGAAAATAGACCCTACTGCTAGAAAACGTTATAGATTGATAGGGTGTATTTTGAGAATTTGTGAGCTTGCCGGGTACGAGGTTGTCGGGCGAATAGAGCTTAGAGATGTGAAGACTGGTAAGGTTTATAAGTGATTTTTGTGGTCACTTTTATGTGTCCTGCCCACTTTTATATTTGACCACGAATCGTTGAAAAATTTACTGGTCAAAAAAAGTGGGTTTTTGCCCGGTTTTGTGAAACAAAAATGGCCAGCAAATTGGTCAAAAACTTAAACAAAAGTTTAAGAAACTTAAACAATTGTTTAAGAAACTTAAACAAAAGTTTAAGAAATTGAGGTATTTTTAGCTCTCTGGCCAAATGGTCACTTTTTTTTCTTAAAAGTTTTAAAAAATAAAAACTTAAACAATTGTTTAAGAAACTTAAACAAAAGTTTAAGAATTAAAAATATAAAAGTTTTAGCAAAAAAATCTGGCCATTTGACCAAAGTGTATTTTTGAGAGGAGAATTATGCAATACAATAATAAATTTGATTCAATATTAGAACGAATGTCTAAGATATTTCCGTCGATCCATGCAAAGGTTGTGAGCTGGTATCCAAGCGATAAAAGCGAAATCGTTGTGATTCTTGATGACGGTGTTAAGATGGCATACGAAAGTTTTGATGATACGATACGTACTATCAAGTCTGAATACATATCTTCTGAGGTTATGGATGAGGTGTCTTACAGAAAAAAGTTTTCGGACGCTCTCCGATATCAGATGAGGATGTCAGGAATAATGCAATACGAACTTTCCGAACAGACCGGAATATCTGTACAGACACTTAGCAAGTATTTGAGAGGTACGGCTACCCCAAGCGCATACAATATATTCAAGATTGCTAATGCTCTCGGATGTCCTATTTCAAAACTTATAAGCTACGATATTTGAAAGGAGAATGTAATATGGGATGGGTAATTAGTTTAATGCTTTTGATAGGCGGTGCTTTTACCAAGCAGACCTATACAGGTGACGCAATACTTATTGCGAGTGCTTTGTTCGCAATTGCTGGTTCTTTAGGCGGAGCTGCAAATATATTAGTAAGTAAGATTAATAAACATTAATAAGTATTGTTAGAAGGGTCCGTGTAAATCACATGGGCTCTTCATTTTTATCCGTTTTCGGCAGACGCGAAAAATACATGCCCTTTTATGAGAGAAAGAATAAAATGCGGTTTTTTATAAACATGCACTTTCTCTTTTATCTTTTAGAAGTGAAAGGAGAGAGTCACTATGGCAAGAAGTTCAAGATTGGAAAGTGGTTTCCAAGATAGACTTGTTGGCGAACTAAAAGAGATGTTTCCTGGCTGTATGGTTTTCAAGATGGACCAGTTCCAAGGTATCCCTGATTTATTGATATTGCATGAGGATAAATGGGCGTCACTTGAGAATAAGAAAAGTAAGGATGCTAAGAAGCAACCGAACCAGGAGTATTATGTCGACAAAATGAACAAGATGTCATTCTCACGATTCGTTTGTCCCGAAAACAAGCAAGAGGTTCTAGAAGACCTAAGCAAGCACATGAGACAAAAGGAGAGATAATATGATATTGGAATTCAACAGACATAAAAATCTCGAAGGACTACATGCCCCATTCAGCGCAAGCCAATCTAGCTGGCTTCGATATGATGATGACAAAGTACTCGAAGTGTACAGTAATAAGAAAGCTGCTGAAATGGGAACCAAGTTACACCAATGGGCAAAAGATACTATTGATTTGAAAATTAAGCAACCAAAGTCGAATAAGACTCTGTATGCGTACGTAAACGACGCTATAGGTTTTAAGATGTCGACAGAGGTTGTTTTATTTTATTCTCCAAGATTCTTCGGCACTGCCGATGCTATTTCGTTTAAGACTATCAACGGTAGAGGATTCTTGAGAATACACGATTTAAAAACCGGAACTACAAAAGTAAAGATGGAACAGCTTATGGTATACGCCGCTCTGTTTTGTCTTGAGTATAAGATTAAACCGGGCGATATCGACTTTGAACTGAGAATCTATCAGAACAATGAGATTATCTATCATAATCCTACAGCGGAAGACATTCTTCCTATTATGGATAAGATTAAACATTTAGACGAACTACTGGAAAGATACGAAGAGGAGGCTTGATATTATGAACCCTGTGGTTGAAGAAATGTGCGCCATCCTTGATGGTGATGAAGATATGTTAATGCATATCGGCGTAAAAAGACGTTCAGGGCGTTATCCCTGGGGTTCGGGTGAAGATCCGTATCAACGCCAGAATCTCGACTTTTTAGGTAGAGTTAAAGAGATGAAGGATAAGGGAATGCGCGAACCTGAAATCGCAAAAGCCCTTGAAATAGTTAATGATTTAGGCGAACCATCAACTGGTCGTCTCAGAGCTCAGGAAAGATGGGCTAAAGATGAAGTTAAGCTTATGAATATTCAGACAGCTAAACGTTACCGCGATAAAGAAAGAATGGGTCCTACTGAAATTGGTAGAGCGATGGGTGTTCCTGAATCTACAGTTCGTGGCTGGTTGAAAGAAGAAGCTGAACTGAAAGTTAGAGAAGCTAGACAGACTGTTGACTTCTTAAGAGACCAAGTTAATCAGAAGAAAATGGTTGACGTAGGTACAGATGTTGAGCGAGAACTTAACATATCAAAAGAAAGACTCGTTGAAGCTTTAAACGTTCTTGAGAATGAAGGCTACCATATTTACAAAGGTGGTATTCCTCAGGCGACTAACCCTGGTAAACAGACTAACCAGAAAGTGTTAGCTACTCCTGAAACAGAGTATAAAGAAATCTATGATTTCGATAAAGTTAAATCAGTAACTGATTACATATCCAGAGATGGTGGGGAAACTTATGAAAAGAAGTTCCATTATCCTGAAAGTTTGGATTCTAAACGCCTTATGATTCGTTATAAAGAAGATGGTGGTATTGATAAAGACGGTGTTATTGAGCTTCGTAGAGGTGTCGAAGATTTGTCGCTTGGTGAGTCTAGATATTCTCAGGTTCGTATAATGGTAAACGGCACGCACTATCTTAAAGGTATGGCCGTGTATTCCGATGATATGCCTGACGGCGTCGATGTAATATTCAATACTAACAAAACTAAAGATACTCCGGCGTTAGGTCCTAAAAATAATACAGTACTTAAGATTATTAAGAATGACCCTGACAATCCGTTCGGTTCTGCAATTAAAGATGCTGAACAAGGCGGTCAATACTGGTATACAGATAAGAATGGTAAGAAGAAGCTTGGCCTCATCAATAAGCGTGCAGATGAAGGTGACTGGGAAGAATGGAAGGATGCACTTCCATCGCAGTTCCTCGGCAAACAGAACATTACAATGATAAAGAAGCAGCTTGGTATAGCTAAGGCTGATAAGATGGCAGAGTATGAAGAGATATGTTCACTCACTAATCCTACGATTAAGAAACATATGTTGGAAGACTTTGCTAATAACTGTGACGCTGCTGCTGTACACTTAAAGGCTGCCGCATTACCTGGTCAGAAGTACCATGTGATCATGCCTATCAACACACTTAAAGATACAGAGTGCTATGCTCCGAACTATAAAGATGGAACTAAGCTTGCTCTTGTTCGTTATCCTCATGGAGGCACATTCGAAATACCGATAGTAACAGTTAACAATAAGCATGCTGCTGGTAGAAAACTTTTAGGTACTGATGCAACTGATGCGATAGGTATCAATAGTAAAGTAGCTGAAAGATTATCCGGTGCTGACTTTGACGGCGACACTGTTATGGCTATACCTACTCATGATAGTAAAGGTAGAGTTAAGATAACCAACAGAGATCAGTTACCTGGATTGATTGGCTTCGATCCTAAGATGGCATATCCTGAGCGTCCTGGTATGAAGTATATGAAGAACACTCAGACCGAGATGGGAATAATCTCAAACCTTATTACTGATATGACATTGATAGGCGCTAACGATGCTGACTTAGCTAAAGCGGTTAGACATAGCATGGTAGTAATCGATGCGGAAAAGCATAATCTTGACTATAAGAAGAGTGAGTTGGAGAACAATATTAAAGCATTAAAAGAAAAGTATCAGATAAAAGTGGATGAGAACGGTGAGATAAAAACCGGAGGTGCATCTACAATATTATCTAGAGCGAAGGGCGAAATGTCCATTCCTAAGAGACAAGGTACTCCTAAGATCAATATTAAAGGTAGTAAGGACTATGATCCTAGTAGACCTGAGGGATCTCTTCTGTATAAAACAGCCGATGATCTTTGGTATCCAGTACGCAAGTACGATAAGAATACCGGTGAAGTAACTCTTAGGACTGATAATGGTAAAAAAATAGTATACAACATGAACGATAAAGACGCAGTCGACATGTACAACCCCGTCAAGAGAGTTAACGATAAGACCGGAGAGATCTACTTCACAAATAAAACTGGCGATATCACATACCGTAAGGACTATAAGAAGGACCAGAGTACCAACATGGCAGAGACAGATGATGCATACTCCCTGGTATCACAGATGAGACACCCCAAGGAGCTCGTGTATGCTGAGTACGCTAACGATATGAAAGCCCTTGCTAATAAGGCTAGAAAAGAGATAGTTAATACTAAGAAGATAGCCTACTCTGCATCTGCTAAAGATACATACCGTGAAGAAGTACGTTCTCTTAATGACAAGCTTGATAATGCTAGACTGAATGCTCCTAGGGAAAGAGCTGCTCAGCGTATAGCTAACTCTGTAATTAAATCTAAGACTGAATCTAATCCTAATATGTCAAAAGAAGATTTAAAGAAAGAGAGAAATAGAGCATTAAAAGTAGCTCGTCAAGAAGTCGGCGCTATAGCTAGACGTAAGAGAAACATAGATATTACTGATAGAGAATGGGAAGCTATACAAGCTGGTGCTGTCAGTGAAAACATACTTAAGAGTATACTTAACAACACTGATGCTGACAAACTAAGACAAAGAGCAACGCCTCGCGCTACTACTTCGCTTAGTCCTGGACAGATAAGTAGAATCAAAGCTATGAGCGCATCATATACACAAGCTCAGATCGCTGAGAAGCTTAACTTGTCACCTTCCGCAGTATCGAAAGCATTGAAAGGAGCGAATTAACAGATGGGTAGAGCCGTTGCATTAACAACATTCGATAATCCTTTTGATCCATTTGAACAATTCGATTCTTGGTTCTTGTTCGATGTTGAGAAAGGTTACAATTCTTGTGGTTATTTAGCAAGAATAGCAAAAACTTCTGATACATTCTCTGATGAAGAGAACAATGCAGAAATAGAAAGAGCGATTGATGAAATAATTTTGTATGATTTCTTAAACATTTATAAGAAAGTAACAAAAGAGATCGCGGATCCTCCTGAAACAACGGAGACCGACACGTAAAAGCATAGGGGGGGGGTAGTCTAAAAAGCACCCCCTACCCAAATCGCCGCCCTCCTAAAAAATTCCCCGGAGGAAAAATTTGAAAAAGCATTTATATTTTCA